GCATTTTATACACAAAGGGCGATTTTTGGGAAAGGGGGAACCGGCAGGAAGGGGAAAGGATTTTCCATTTATCGCGCGCACACACGCGCATGCGAAGAAAACTGCTCAAAAATGCCCCGTTTTTCAGCAGGCTGTTCGGAGGTAAGTGATGAAAAAAGCATCATGGATCCGGCGAATCAAAAAGGCCTGCGAAGACGCAGGCACCTACAAACCGTTCTTCGACTACACAATCGCTACACTCGGTACGATTATGGAGCTCCGGGATGACGCCTTGAAAAAATTCAAGGATTCCGGAGGGGAGACGGTCATCGAATACACCAACAAAAACGGATCCACCAACATGGTCAAAAATCCTGCGCTCACAGTCGTCATGGACTGTCATGCGCAGGCGCTCTCCTACTGGCGGGAGATGGGACTGACCAGCAAATCATATAAGCAGATGACAGGATCCCTGGACGTGGAGGACAGAGGCGGAGGACTGGACGATGTTTTGAGCGAACTCGGCCTGTAACGCAGGATATGAAGGCTAAACATTATGCGGAGAGAGCAAAGCAATATGCGAGAGATGTAGTCGCAAGGATAATCATCATCGGCGAGGACGTGGTCCATGCCTGCCAGAGGTTTCTGGATGACCTGGACCGCGATGATCTGGAATTCCGGGAAGCGGATCCCGATACCGTGTGCACGCTGATGGAAACCCTGTGCGTGCACCGGAAGGGCGAAGCACTGGACGGGACACCGCTCCTCGGAAAACCGCTCATCCTCGAAGGATGGGAGATCTTCATCGTCTACAACCTGCTCGGCTTTTTCTACAAGGGGACCAATGAACGGCGCTTCAAAGAAGCCATGATCGTTGTCGCCAGAAAGAACGGCAAGACATCATTCATCGCGGCACTCTCTTTTGCGGTATCCATCCTGCAGAGGCGCTCTGGATCCACGGTCTACGTTGTGGCCGCAGCACTCAAACAGGCACTCGAGTCTTTCAACTTCCTCGATTTCTCTATCAAGTACCGAAAACTCGAGTCCTTCGAAGTCCACAACAACAGCTTCGAGCACTCGATCAAGCGGACCTTCATGAAGAACGGGGTCCCGGACGGAACGATCGACATCCAGATCATGGCATCGAATCCGGATGCACAGGATTCTTTCAACTGCAATTTTGCCATAGCGGACGAAGTCGCGGCCTACAAGAAACCGGCACAGTACAACCGCTTCAAGGAAGCACAGGCTGCCTACACAAACCGCTTGATGATCGGCATTACGACCGCAGGCGACAACATTAACTCTTTCGGATTCCGCCGCACTGAGTATGCGAAGAAAGTGGCAGAGGGGCTTGTGAAGGATGACAGCTTTTTCTCCTTCGTAGCCCAGATGGACCAGGACGAAAAAGGCAATGTGGACTTCACGAACCCAATCCAGCACCAGAAAGCGAATCCAAATTACGGAGTGACAATTAGGCCTTCGGAGATACGGGATGCATCACTGCAGGCCATGAATGACCCGCAACAACGGAAAGACTTCCTCTCGCGCCGCGGAAACATCTACACATCGTCCATGCTCGCATGGTTCGACATAAAGAAATTTCAGGCAAGCGATTCGAAATACAACTGGTCGCTCGCAGAGCTGGCCCGCCTGCCGATCGACTGGTACGGGGGCGCCGACCTTTCGAGAGTGTACGACCTCACGGCCGGCGCCCTGTTTGGCCAGTACAAGGGTGTCGATATCATCATCACACATGCTTTCTTCCCGCGGGCCCAGGCACACGCCAAAGCGGATGAAGACGGGATTCCGCTTTTTGGATGGGAGGAAGACGGCTGGCTGACAATGTGCAATTCCGAAACAGTGCAAATCTCCGACATTGTCAACTGGTTCAAAGAGATGCGCAGCATGGGATTCAAGATCCGCCAGGTCGGGCACGACCGGAAGTTCGCCGGAGAAGAGTATTTCCCGGCCATGAAGGCGGCGGGGTTCAAGATCGTCGACCAGCCGCAGCTCTATTACCTCAAGAGCAGAGGATTCCGCCGAATCGAGAAGTCGGCGCTCAATGGATGTCTGTATTACCTCCATTCGGAGGCATACGAGTACTGCGTGAGCAATGTAAAGGCGATCGAAAAGACGGACGACATGGTCCAGTACGAAAAAACGGGTGATCGTAACCGCATCGACCTTTTTGACGCATCGGTTTTTGCCTGCGTGAAATGCCTGGAAGCATCGGAAAAAGCGCAAAAGAACGACCGCTGGCGCGGTAAATCGAAAGAAGATCAGGAGTAAAACATGGGACGAAAGAAAACCAAGAACAGAGAGCCTACCGGGAAGAGAAATACGGTCGTGATCACCGCCTCGTCTGTTTTTAACGAGATGATAGCGTCATCCGGCTATACATCCCTCGACAAAGTACCGGAAATAATTGCCTGCGTCAGAAAAATCGCGGAACTGATCGGATCAGCGACGATTCACCTCATGAGCAACACTAAAAACGGCGATGAACGGATTATCAACGAACTTTCGAGGCTCATTGACATCAATCCAACGCCGACCATGACGCGCAGTACTTGGATGGAATGGATCGTGACGACCATGTTACTCCACGGAAAAGGAAATGCTATCGTTCAGCCGCAGACAAGAAGCGGGTATCTGCAGCGCCTGGAGCCAATTCCCGCATGGCGGGTGAGCTTCGCGGCAGAGGGCGAATTTGATTACAGGGTATATGTGGATGGCGTTCCGAGAGACCCTCAGGAACTGCTCCACTTTGTCTATAACCCTGACAAAAACTACCCTTGGATGGGAACTGGAGTAAATGTCCCGCTTAAAGAAGTTGCCAATAATCTGCATCAGGCAAGGAGAACGGAGAAGGCATTCATGTCTTCGGAGTACAAGCCCTCTCTCATCGTAAAAGTTGACGCACTGACGGATGAATTATCAACTCCGTCAGGAAGACGCCAGCTTCTCGACGACTATGTAAAGCCAGCGGAGCCGGGGGAACCGTGGATCATTCCTGCAGAACAGTTTGATGTTCAGCAGATCAAGCCGTTGACCCTTGCAGACCTCGCGATCAGCGACACGGTAACGATTGACAAGCGGACAATAGCGGCCATCATGGGCGTGCCTGCGTGGATCGTTGGCGTTGGAGAATACAAACGCGATGAATGGAATACTTTCGTGCAGACGAAGATCATGCCGATTGCGAAATCCATTGCTGCTGAACTGACGCGGAAGCTGATCACAAGCCCGAAATGGTATCTGGCATTCAACGTTTGGTCTCTCATGGATTATGACCTCAAAACCATGTCCGACGTCCTGCTCCAGGGCTCAGATCGTGGATTCATCAATGGCGATGAGTACAGAGACAGGCTTCACATGAATCCTGCAGGCCTTAAGGAATACAGAGTGCTCGAGAACTATATTCCGTGGGATATGGCAGGAAACCAGAAGAAGCTGATACAGAACGATGAGTGATTGCGCCGGCGCAAAAAGGAGACGAGAAGAGATGAAAAACAGGCAGCTGAGAAGCATACCGTGCGAATTCCAGACACGGGACGATGATGATCAGATGATCATTGAAGGGTACTTCGCTGTTTTCGACAGCGTTTATCAGATATGGGACGACATGAGCGAGAGCATCGCTCCGGGAGCTTTTTCAAGCTCACTGAGCGGTGATGTACGCGCTCTGATCAACCACGATAGCACGCTGGTGCTCGGAAGGACATCAGCGCATACCCTCGAACTAAAAGAGGACTCTCGAGGACTGTGGGGCAGAATCGTTGTCAATCCGAAAGACAGCGACGCTGTGAACGCATACGAGAGAGTTAAGAGAGGGGATGTATCGCAGTGTTCGATTGGATTTGACATCACAAAGCAGGACACCGAATTCCGCGAAGATGGGTCGATCCATTGGACGATCAGAGACGTGAAGCTCTGGGAAGTGTCAATGTGCACTTTCCCGGCCTATGAGGAAACGAACATTTCCGCACGTGCAAAAGAACGCGACGAAATTAAACGCCGCAGCCTGGAAGCATGGAAGACGCGGACTCTTAAAAAGCTGAAAGGAGAAAAAGCAGATGGCACTGAAAGCGCTCATGCTCAGAAAAAAGATTGATGCCAAGAAAGCAGAGCTGGAGAAGCTGAGAGCAAAGGCGGCAGAATTCCAGACGCGCGAGGCAGAACTCGAGGCGGCGATCGGCGAGATCACCGACAACAGCACAGACGAAGAGAGAGCGACTGTCGAGGCAGAGGTTGAGGCGCTGACCGCAGACCAGGAAGCCAATGACGGCGCGATCACAGACCTCGAGGGCGAGATCGAGGAGATGGAGACAGAACTCGCAGAAGAGGAAAAGAGACAGAAAGGGAAACCTGCTGCAGAACCTGAGAGAAGGGGAGCGCAGGGGGGTATGCAGACCAGGGAGGTGACCGATATGCCTGTAAGAACAAAAAGATTCGAAGACATGAACATCATGGAGCGCCATGCGTTCTTCGAGGATGAGCATGTAAAAACATTTATTTCCAAGATCCGCAGCATCCGCCAGGCGGGCAGCGTCGGCAACGAGGAAGTGCTGATCCCCGAGACAATCCTGCCTTATCTGGCGCAGATCGTGGATGAAAACTCCAAGATGAAGAAACACGTCAACCATGTGCCTGTATCCGGCAATTCCAGACAGGCGGTAGATGGCGGATTCGCAGAGGCTGTATGGACCGAGGCGTATGCAAGGCTTAACAGACTGGATCTCAGCTTCTTCGAAGTTGAGCTCGACGGATACAAGCTGGGCGGATTCTTCAAACTCCCGGATGCTCTGATCGAAGACAGCGACTTCAATCTGATCAGGGATGTTACCACCAAGCTCGGCCGCGGTATCGGCTATGCATACGACAAGGCTGTCTTTTACGGCACGGGCGTAAAGATGCCTCTTGGCATCGTGACACGCCTCGCGCAGACCGCAGCTCCGGCAGATTATTCCGCAAAGGCGAGACCTTGGGTTGATCTCCATGAAAGAAACATCATCACGATCAGCGCGGAAAACAGCACGGGAATCACCCTGTTCAAGTGCCTGCTCACAGCTTTCGGCAAGGCGAGAAACAACTTCTCCCGTGGCGGCAGATTCTGGGCGATGAACGACACGACCCTGAACAAGCTCCTTGTTGAGGCGATGAACATCAACTCCGCCGGAAACATCTATTCGCAGATCAAACCGGATGGAGGCACAATGCCGGTAATCGGCGGCGCATACGAGACGTTCGATTTCATTCCCGACAACGTAATCATCGCAGGCTACGACAGGCTGTACACAATGGGCGAGCGCAAGGGTGTGCAGATCAAGAAATCCGAGCATGTGTATTTCATCGATGACGCGACGGCGGTCAAAGGCACCGCAAGATACGACGGCAAGCCCGTGATCCCGGAAGGCTTCGTCGCAATCGGTATCAACAACGTCACTCCTGATGCCGACATGACATTTGTTGCGGACGAAGCGAATGAAGTGACAGGAATCACCCTTAACAAGGCGGCAGCGACTGTTAAGGCAGGCGCAACACTCCAGCTGAAGGCAAACCTGACACCGGACGTTGATGCGAAGGTAAGATGGGCATCTTCCGACGAGACCAAGGCGACTGTTGACGGCAATGGCACAGTGACGGGTGTTGCTTCGAGCGGATCCTGCACAATCATTGCGACATGCGGTCTCGCAGAGGCAACATGCACCATCACCTGCGCTGCAGCGAGCTGATCAGGAGCGCGAAATGGCAGACGAGTAAATGACGAGACTGTGCGGAGCCTATCAACTCCGCACAGCTGAGTTGAAGGAGAGACGATGACCGAACAGCAGAGACTTAATATCCTCAAACACAGCCTGCAGAGGCAGTTCACGGACGCGAACGACGAGTATCTGCTGCACCTGTTGAATGCGGGAGAGGCGGCAATCAAACGCGAAGGCATTGTGGATGATGGCACAGCAGACTATGAAAACTGCGTGATCGACTATGCGGCGTATCTCTTCCGGAAGAGAGCCGGAAAAGACACGGCGATGCCTCGGTACCTTCGCTGGCAGCTTAATAACATCCTGATGTCTCAAAAAGGGAGAGTGAGCGGGACATGACTTTTGATGACGGGACTGTAAAGATCTACAGAATCACAGATAGCGCAGATCCAGGGAAAAAGCCGAAGCCGGTGCTCGGAGTATACCATGAACACTGCTTTGGATATGGAACCGTCGGAGTGAACCGCTACTACACAGCCCTGCAGGCGAAACAGCAGATCGAAGATACGATCCACATCCCGGACTGGTGGATGATTTCACCGGAAAAGGACATTGCCGTCATGGAGGACGGCTCACAGTTCCGCATACGCCAGGCGCAGCGCACGACGGACGAAGAGGACCTGCAGATCATGCTCTTGTCGCTGGAAAGGATCGGTGAAGAATATGCTTTCGTGCCTTGACAGAGTCAGAGACGCCCTGCTGAGCGTCACCGAGAATGTCGGTCATTACGAGGCGATGGAGAAAGCGGACAAGTACTGCGTGTGGGCAGAGGGGCGCGAAACAGGAAGCATCCAGTCGGACAACCGGAAAGAAGGGCAGACGATTGAGGGCACGATCGACTATTTCACAACGGACGATGACGATACTGCTCCGGACGCTTTCCAGGCGGCATTTAACAACGCCGGCTTCGCCTGGACGCTCAATCAGGTGCAGTACGAAGAGGAAACTCGATACATTCACTATGAGTGGCTCTTCCGGGTTGAGAACCAGCCGTGAGGTGAGAGATGGCCAAGATCACATTCAGGGGCCTGGATGGCTATATACGAGCGATCGAGAAACTCAGCACAGACTCGGAAATAATCATTGAAAGAAGCATCTATCCGGGTGCCGCAGTGATTGCGGACGCGGTAAAAGCGGGAATCAACAGCCTCAACACTCGTGAAGATGGAGTGAGATACAGCGGAGGACATAAGGCTCCGGGCCCGACGGAACAGGAAAAACACGATCTCGCAGAATCCTTCGGCCTTGCTCCGATGCGGAATGATGCCGGATATATCAATACAAAGGCAGGCTTTGACGGATACGGGAGCCATAAAACGAAATCGTATCCGAAAGGCGTGCCGAATGCACTGGTAGCGAGATCGTGCGAATCAGGAACAAGCTGGATGGCCAAACAGCCCTTCATGCGAAAGGCTGTTACATCATCCAGAAAAAAGGCAGAAGCAGAAATTGCAAAAGCCTTTGACGAAGAAGCAAAAAAGCGGATGCAGTAATCAGCATTCGGACGGCCGGAAGGCCTGAAAGGAGAAAATATGGCAGCAGGACAGGTTACGACAGGCTTTTCGAAGCCTTATGTTGCTCTTTATCACTGTGAAGACGGCGTGATCAGCTACTCTGGCGGCATGCGGCTTGCGAGAGGTGTAGAAGTATCAATTGAGCCGGAATCTTCTGAGAACAACAACTTTTACGCGGACAACCAGGTATCGGAGAGCGATTCTGGAAAATTCACGGGCGGCACTGCAAACCTGACAGTGGACGGTCTCAAGACGGCAGCAGAAAAGCTGGTCATGGGCACTCCGGATCCGGATGCGCAGGGCTGGGTAGATTATGATGACGAGCAGGCCATCCCGGATGTAGGCGTCGGATTCGTCCGCAGGGTGATGTCCGGAGGAGTCACGAGTTACATCCCTTACATCCTTGTAAGGACCACTTTCTCGCAGATCCCCGTCTCCGCAGCGACACAGGAGGAAGAGATCGACTGGCAGACAGAGGAACTTTCCACAACAATCAAGCGCGCGGACGATGCAAAGCATACATGGCGTAAGGTCGGAACGCCTGCGTCCACAGAAGCAGAAGCAGAAGCTGCGATCAAAGCATTCCTGAACATCACAGACGGCGACAGCGGCACGAATGGCCAGGAAGAAAACGACGGCCAGAGCTGACAGATTAAAAGAGAGGAGTAATGCAGATGCTTATCAACGGGAAAGAGTACGGCTTTTTCTACGACGTCGCAGCGAAATGCGATTATGAAGATATCCTGGTTAAAAATCCCGATATGGGAATGTCCAGAGCTAATTTGAAGCTGGCGTGCATCATGAACCGGGAATACAACCGGGCAAACGGGATCAAAGATCCGGTTCTCAAGGAAGACGATGTTATGCACCTTCCGGCGAGGGTATATCAGGAACTCGAGGATGTGATACGCGCACAGATCGCGATCGACACAGAAGTGACTGTGGAGACGACAGAGGGAAAAGGAAAGGCCGCCGGAAAAGGAAAATGAACCGCTCGTGGTTCGTATTTTACGGCCATCAGCTGAACATGACGAGGCAGGAGACCATGTTGACCGCCGTAGGCGAGATGATCGACATGATTAACTGCCTCGCTATCTATAACGGCGGCGCAAAGGAAAAAGACAGAAAGCTGTCATTTGATGAAATTTTTGCATTGAAGTAAACGGGGTAGGACATGGCATATGATATTGGACCTCGGATAGGAATCGAGGGAGAAGCCGAATACAGAGCGCAGATGAACAATATCATCACGCAGACGAAGACGCTCCATGCGGAAATGCGTGCCATGTCTTCGGCGTGGGACAAAGACACATCTGCAAAACAGAAGGCGGCACAGCAGACGAAAATGCTCAAGGAGCAGATTTCTCTGCAGGAGCAGAGGCTTGCACAGGCAAACCACATGCTCGACGAGGCGACCAGAAAATACGGAGAAAACAGCAACCAGGCACTCCGCTGGCGCCAGGCGGTCGCCAATGCAAGGACAGAGCTCAACAACCTCAACGGTGAGCTCAAAAATACGCCAAATCAGCTGCAGGCCATGGGGCAGGACATGCAGGCAACGGCGGCGAAGATACAGAACGTCGGAAAAACTGTAACTTCCGTCGGGAAGACCATGACGACGCACTTGACGGCACCGATCGTAGCAATGGGTGCGGCTGCGGTAAAAGTGACTGCAGATTTTGACACGTCGATGTCTAAGGTCGCGGCCGTTTCTGGGGCAACAGGAACGGAACTGACACAGCTTCGGGCAAAAGCCAGAGAGATGGGCTCTCAGACCAAATTCTCGGCATCCGAAGCGGCAGAGGCCATGAACTACATGGCCATGGCAGGCTGGAAGACGGGCGACATGCTCAGCGGTGTCGAGGGCATCATGGACCTCGCAGCGGCATCCGGAGAAGACCTCGCGACTACATCCGATATCGTGACAGATGCACTGACAGCATTTGGGAAATCCGCGCAGGATTCCGGAAGGCTGGCTGACATTCTGGCAGCAACGTCATCTAACGCAAACACAGATGTTGGCAAGATGGGCGAGACATTCAAATATGTGGCCCCTGTTGCCGGAGCTATGGGAATATCGATGGAAGACGCCGCGGTTGCAATCGGCATGATGGCGAATTCAAGTATTAAAGCATCGGATGCAGGCACAGCTCTCAGGACGGGACTGGCAAATCTTGCAAAGCCAACAAGGCAAATGAAGTCCTATATGGACAAATACGGCATCGCACTCATTGAAAACAATGACGGATCTATAAATCTCCGGGATACCATGGTATCTCTCCGGGGGAAGATGAGAGGAATGTCGCAAGCCGAACAGACGGCAGCGGCATCAGCTATTTTTGGAAAAAACGCCATGGCTGGTTGGCTGGCCATCATCAACGGATCTGATAAAGACTTCGACAAGCTGACAAATGCGGTCGACAATTCCGCAGGAAAAGCTAAAAGCATGGCAGAGATCATGCAGGACAACCTTGGGGGACAAGTCACAAGACTGAAATCACAGGTTCAGGAGCTGGGAATTTCTTTTGGGGAACAGCTGATCCCGTATGTCAGCAAGGCGGTCGACAAGATCCAGAATATTGTTGATTGGTTCAGTAAGCTTGATGAATCGGAGAAAGAACAGATCATCAAAATGGCTGCCATAGCGGCAGCGGCAGGGCCGGTGGTCACGGCAGCAGGAAACCTTATCACAGCCGGCGGAAAGATCTATGGAACAGTCGGCAAGGCTATTGAAATCTTCGGAGGATTGACTACAGCAGCAGAGGGCGCGGGCGCAGGCGTCGGGATCCTTGGCACGGCGATGACAGCGCTCCCGGTTGTCGGAGTGGCTGCAGGGGTAGGTCTGGCCGTGGGTGCAGTACTTGCACTCAACAAAGCGGTTGGAGGCAGTAAGGATGGAGTATCTCAGCTCAATGCTGAAATGAGCGAGACAATCAACAGCGCAGAGAGTGCCAGGAAGGCACTCGACAGCGAAGTTGGCGGAATCGAAAAGATGAACACCTCGCACGACGACTCCATCGCCAAAACGGAAGCAGCCGCGAGACTTGCGGAAAAATACGCGGACGAGCTCACGGATCTTGCTGGAAAAACCAACAAGACAACAACCGAGCAGGCAAAAATGAGAGCCCTGGTGGGAAAACTCAACGCGATCTATCCGGAACTTGGACTCGCAATCGACGACACGACCGGCGAACTGAATATGTCCACAACTGCATTGAAGGAAAATATCAAGCAGTTAAAAGAACAGGCAAAAGCGGCAGCATACAGCAAGATCCTCAAGGAGGAAATGGACAAACTCGTCGAGATCGAGAAAAAAGTCATTGAAGCGGAAGATAAAAAAGCTGAAGTGATGGGGAAAGCCGGAGAAGCAGCGAACAAGCAGGCGGAGATCCAGGCGGCCCTCAAAGCTGAGCAGGATGAACTTGCGGCGGCACATAAAAACTACAATGCCGTGCTTGAAGACAGCACAGCTACGCAAGACGAAGTAGTAGCAGCGTCGACGAGACTTGAAAATGCACAGAATGCAGTAAATGACACAGTAGTGAATATTAACGGGGTGATGGTGGAATCGGCATCTGCCATGGACCAGTACGCTACTGCACAGCAGAATGCATCGGAGGAAGCAGGAAAACTTGATGCATCTATCACGAGCGCAAACGAGGAATCGACAGCGCTCACAGAAACCATGACAAGGACGCAGGAACGCCTTGATCAGTATGCTGCAAGCCTGGGACTGACGAGCGAAGCATCTGATACGGCTACAGAAGCATCAGATACATTCGGGACTGCAATTGAAGGAGCCGCGGATTCTGCAGACTCTGCAGGCGACACACTCGAGGACGTCGCAAGCGAAATCTCCAAGGCATGGAGCAAAACCTATGATCAGACAAAAGAGTCTGTGGTAGGGCAGAAAGGACTGTTTTCCGAATTAGAGGAAGCGGAAAAAACGACGGTCGGCGAAATGCAGGCAAACCTGCAGAAGCACATTGAGGCATATCGCAACTGGAACAGCAACGCGAACCTGCTCATGTCGGATGCAAAATACGGCACCGACGAGAACTTTACTGCGATGGTGAACAGCATCGTATCAGCAGGACAGGACATGGCTCCGGAGTTGCAGGCGATTGTAGACGCATACAAAAACGGCGATGAAAGCCTGATCGAGCTCACAAACGACTACGGCGAAATGTCGAGACTTGCTGAAGACGTTGCAACAACAACCGCGAATGCGACGACAGCTGCAGATTATGGCCTTGATGCGATGAATCAGGCAATCGGCGCAGATCTGTCAACAGCACAGCAGACAACGACTGCAGGGAGCCAGGGCATCGCAAATGCGGTAAGTGCAGGCCAGCCGGCACTACAGCAGAATATCGGCACACTTGCCGGAACATACGATGATCTGTACACATCGATTGCAATGAGGACCGGAAAACTTGAACCGCTTGCCGCCAAAGATGTGAACGGCCTTGCGTCAGGCCTCGGAAAAGGGAACGGAGCGATACAAAAATCCGTAAACGGCGTAACGAAAGAAGTCGGGAAACTCCCCACAAATGTGAGCGCGCAGAAAGCCGCATCACAGAAGAGCGGTACAGATCTGGTAAGAGCGACAGCAAATTCCATCCAGGGACAGAAGGGATCTTTTTCAAATACCGCAAAGAGCACCGGAACGGAAGCCAAGCAGGTATCGCTGGCAATCAATGCCCAGAAGGCGGGAGCAGCATCGTCCGCAAAGGCCCTTGTGGCGGGGGTAACAACAGCAGTCAATGGGAGCAAGGCAAGTGTCAGCGCATCATCGAAAGCGGCCGGCGCAGAAACCAAACAGGTTTCGCAGGCCATCGATGCCCAGAAGGCTGGAGCGGTATCATCCGCAAAGGCCCTTGCAACAGCCGTAAAATCCGCGCTGGATGGCCAGAAAGGCGCGATCAAAACCGCAGGAACGAATCTTGGCAAAGCTGCGGGCGAAGGAGTAAAGAGCGGAGCAGACGGGGCGAAGGGCAGTGCTTCCAGCGCGGGTAAGAACTTGGGCGGAGCGCTTGTGAACGGATTGAACGACAAAAAAGGATCTGCCAGAAGCGCAGGACAGTCTGTGGCAAATGCCGGGAAAAACGGCATTAACAGCGTGAGTACATCGTCTGCAAGGTCATGGGGGCAGCACCTCGGAGACAACCTCGCATCAGGTATCAGGAGCAGGATCTCGGCAGTCCGCGCGGCAGCACAGGCGCTCGCAAGGGCAGCCGCGGCACCGATCAAGCACTCAGTGCCGAAAGAAGGCCCGTTGAGACATGATGATGTATGGGGCATGCACCTGGCGGAGAACTTCGCCGCAGCGATGCGCAAGGGAGCGCCGGTTGTGAAGGCCAGTGCCGTGGAACTTGCGGACGCGGCAAGGATCAACACATATGTTGACCCGGTTGACGTTTCCGGCAAGGGAGCACTCAACAATGTGATCAAAAACAGCATCGACCTGAGCAACATGCCGGGAATCGATCCGGAAGCAATCTATGACGCAGTGCGCGCGGGAGCATCCGGCATCACTCTCCAGATTGGAGAGAGGGAACTTGGAAGAGCACTGCAGGATATGGGAGTGGTTTTCTCATGAGCAAGGTAAAAGTGATTTACACGGGATCATCCGGGAAAAGCTACGACCTCAAGGTAAAGGGACGGCTCCGGATCAGGACCGCGAACTTCCACAATTACGAGTGGGCGATGGATACCACAAAGCAGCAGTACGGAGTAACGGTTGACCGCTTCCGCAGGGAAGCGGTCACATACTCCGCAACACTGCTTTTCGAAGGATCATATGAAGAAAACAAAGAACTGCTGGAATCTCTTCATGCGGATTTTGAGAGGGACATCATCAATGGCACTCCCGGAACACTGACATGGGGGGATTACTCAATCGGGACGTTTGTGTATTCGTCATCGACAGCTCCGGATTCCGTATGGACGAAGAACGATGTCAAGTTCTACTGCCCGTACCCTTTCTGGACGAAAGAACTGATGATAAATATCTTTCCGTTTACTCCGACGATAAGAGAAACGGACAAAAAATTCCCGTATCAGTACCCGTATTCCTACGCGGGAATGCAGGAACGCAGAGTTTTTCTGGAAACGAATCACTATGCGGAGAGTGATTTCAAGATCGTTGCATACGGACCGTTCTCGGCGCTGAACGTGAATATCAACGGAGATATTAAGCATGTAGATTACGAGGCGTCAGCTGGCGAATACATGGTAATTGACAGCCGGCAGAAAGGCCGACTGAAAGGAGAGGCGTATCTGGTGAAGGGGGACGGGACGAGAGTCAATGTATTTGATTACCGGGCTCCGGAATGCCGGCTTTTCAAAAAAGTGCCTCCGGGCCGCCTGACCATAGACTATTCGCGCCAGCACGGCATCGACCTCACAGTGTTTCTGGAAAGGAGTGAGCCGATATGGACATCATCCTCATAGACAGCACACTGCATGAGATTGGAATACTGATTTCAGATATTGACATAGAGGTCGGCGAATCTGGAACACTGAACAATTTTCAATTATCAGGAATTCCGAGAGGCTTTTTGGAATCGATCGGAGCGGCGGGGTTTTATGTAGAGGGCACCGAACTTGGCGGAATGTTTGAATTCCAGGAGGGATCGACGAACTCAGAAACGGTGACCGTGAAAGGGTGGACATGGCGAGGACTCCTCACGCAGAGGATCATCATGCCGCCGCCAAACGAGGATTACAGGATTGTAACAGGAGATGCAAATGCGATCCTTGGAACTCTCCTCACAAGCGTCCTGGGAGGATTCTTTTATGTTCCGGAAACAACGAGCGGATGCTCTGTCGCGAGTTATCAATTTCCACTTTACTGCAATGTACTCTCCGGGATTACAGGCATGCTCGCAGAGCATGGATACAGACCCGGTATACACGCAGACAAAGTGGGGGCGGGAGAGCCAATCAGCGTGACGGTGGAAGCGGTGCCGGCGCACCAGATATCAGGGACAGCCAACGAAGACTCGCCATACGTCGTAAAGGTGACAGACAACCGCATGGGAATAAACCACCTTGTATGCATGGGAAAAGGGGAACTCAGAGAGAGGCAGAGGGTCGACCTGTTTGTGGGTGAAAACGGGAGCGTCTCACAGATCCAATATTACACGGGATTTCAGGAACGCACGGCATATTACGATTACTCAAGCGCCGAATCAGCTGAAGAACTGGTTAAACACGGCACAGAACGGCTGAAAGAACTCGCATCGTCCCAGAAGGTAGAGGTTAGTGCGGGAAGCATGGGAGATGCGGAGGTGGGCGACAAAGTACGCGCGTCGATCGGGGGAGAAGTAATCATCACACCAATCACCAGAAAAATAGTAAAGATATCACAAGGGCAGGAGACCGTCGAATACAAAACAAAAGACGAGCAGTGATTGCGCCGGCGCAAAACCGGCAGAAGAAAGGACAGCAAGATATGGCAGTACTGATCAACGGTGACGGTTATGAGCCGGTCACAGCACAGCAGGAAGCAGACATCTACGAAGGAATCTTCGGGAAAAGTCTGCGCGTGCTGAATGTAGGCGGAAAGCTCGCGGCGTCCATCGTCAGCGCAACATGTGTCCGCCTTGCAGACGGCGAGGCGATTATCCAGGGGCGCAGGATCCACGTGGATGCAGGGACATATGATGATTTTGAGATTCCTGCAGGTACGCAGGGGACAACGAAGTATTACGTGATCGGCTACGAGCTGTACAGGGATATTGATACAGACGAAAAATGCAGGGCGTTTGTACAGGAAGTCGAGAGCGCGACTGCAACGGTAGCGGTAGGAGGTGTGATCCGCGACGGGGCCACATCCATCAAAGCGGCACTGTACCGTGTACAGAAAGAAGGCGTGAACATCGGAGAAGTGACTGCACTCTTCGAAGAGCCCAGGACAATGACGGAGATCTATCCCGTCGGAGGAATCTACATATCGGCAAGCCCAACAAATCCCGCAGCTTTTTTCGGGGGGACGTGGACAGAAATCCAGGGTAAATTCCTGCTCGGCAGAGGCTCCGGGCGTGCGGCGGGAGTTTCCAGCGGCAGGGAAAAGGTAACGCTTGTCGAAAACAATATCCCGGCACATACGCATGCGATCCCTGCGCATCACCATTCGATGGCGGCACACACTCACACAGGAACGACAAACAGTTCCGGAGCACACACGCATACGCTGCACAGATGGCTTGCAGGAGGAACTGGAACGGCAAGGTATGTCGCACAGGGCGACAACTCGACACCTACTTATGCAACAGGGAGCGCAGGCGCTCATACACACTCTTTCACCACAAATGCAGGCGGCTCCGGGAATACCGGAAACTGGAGCGGAAACACGGGAAGCACGGGAAAAGCTATGGAGTTTTCCATCATGCCGCCATTCCTTACGGTCTACATCTGGCAGAGGGTGGCATAAAAACACAAGGAGGTACTAAATGAGCGATACATGGACGGTTGTTCCCGGATACAGGACCGTGGAATATTCGGACCCGATGATCTTCAATTTTGCCAAGGATACCAAGGCAATCGACAAGATCACAAAGCAGGTGCTTGTGTCCGGAGAAAAAAATTCGCAGTACATCCGCTTCCAGGCAGAAAGATATTTTGACGGAATCGATCTTTCAGGCAAACGTATCCAGGTTGTTTATCTGGGATCCAGCGGCTTGTCGGATATCAACGAGGTTGTGAACGTGGAATGCACAGACTCGAATCTCCGCTTTGGCTGGGTCGTTCCCGCGAATGCGTGCCCGGAACCTGGAACACTGTGCTTTTCTATTGAATTCGTATCCGAAGATTATGTCCTCAAGTCAAAGAAGCATGACGCGATTGTCGTAGAGGGCCTGAACGGCGGGAACGTCATTCCGGAACCGGAAGATTCTGTCTGGTACATCGAGCTCCAGGAACGCTGCGACGAAGTCCTGACAAAGGCAGAGGCTGCCGCAACCGTACTCGACGATATCATTGCAGCAAAAGAGGCTGTCGAAAACGAGATCGAAGCATTCGGAGGAACTCCTCTTGCTGCGAACACGGCTGCAGGCATGACCGACACGGCGAAGGTGTATGTATACACCGGATCGGAAACAGGATACGCGACCGGGCACTGGTATTACTACGATGGATCGGACTGGCAGGATGGCGGCGTCTACAATGCCGTGGCGGTGGTGGTCGACAAGACCGTCTCTCAGCCCGGCATGCCTCCGGATGCGGAAGAGACCAGAAAGCTGATCAATGCCATCTCCATCGAGGCTGACGACATGGAGATCGAGCAGGACCCTGAGACATACGCGGTCTACATGAAATACCGCGGGACACGGGGAGAAAACGGCAAAGTCCTCGACTATGCGCCCGTCCCCAGGAGCAAGGTTGCTGCAGATGTAGAATCCGCACTCGCCAAAGCAGATTCGTCTATGCAGCCTTCGAAGTATGACCCTCTCGGATACGGAAACCGTGAGACGCCTGTAGACCCTTACTCTTATGCGACCACAGAGGCCAACAAGGCAAAGACGGCCATCAAGGACACAGAGACATATACCGTCACCGACAACGGCGTGACGGAGCAGGCTGCCTCTAATTACACCGGCCTGAATTCGGCACTCAGCGGCGTCCTGGAGCGCGCTGAGCGCTTTGCAAATGCGCTCCTGGCGGATTATTCGCCCATCAACATTATGATCGTTCCGGAGCTTCCTGAGACGGGGGCACAGCGCACTTTTTATCTCATCCCGAAAGACTCCGGGACCGGCTACGAGAAATGGTGGTACATCAAGGACGAAAACGATGTTTACATCTGGGATAAATTCGGATCCTCTTCCACTCTCATCGTGACGGAACTGCCCGAGACTGCAGACCCTGATGTAGATTACATCCTCAACACAAACGGCGAATATCAGTATGTAAAGTACATCGCCGGCGCATGGCGAATCATTGCAGGAAGCAATGCAAAGGTGATCGGGTACCCGTCCAATTACCTTCCTGAGAAGACATATTTCGGCAGGGGGACAACTCTCGACCAGACAATCTCATATCTGGATACCTGGTTCTGGTACCTCGACACGGAAACAATGACGCTCTACGACATCACCTACAATGCCGGGACATCCACGTACACGCTGCAGAATCCCGTCGCCCTGGTCGCAGAGCCCAGCGAGACAAAGGACTACTACATCCTCGACGCAGCGTCGACATATGAGCATTTCCGCTATATCGGGACAAAATTCGAGCAGATCGGCTCCAGCGCATACACCCGTGACGAAGTGGACGCCATGTTCCGCAGTACGGAAGGCAGAGTCGCAGACAATTCCGGCCGCATCAACGCAAATGCCCAGAACATCACCGCGCTCAGTTCCGCGATCGACCGCGTGGCCAGAGACCTTGCAAACATCGACACAGAGGGGCGGTCCTACCGTCTCGCACTCTCAACAGAGGACAATGTCAACTACACGCTGACTCTTTACGAGACAGAAGACGGTGTCGAAAGTGTGAACAGCCAGTTCGCCCTTCCGGCCACCGGAGGCGGGGGTGGCCAGTCATCCACAACGACTCTGGTCGTCGACAAGATCACAGAGTCTCCGGTCATCTGCACACCCACAGACCGTGTAGTCCTCGAGGTCGACTATTCCTCCGTGGATTCGGACAATCAGGAAGTCGACGGCACATACGTGATCAAGAGAGGATCACAGCAGGTGATGACAGGCAACGTCAACCAGGGACGCAACAGCTTTGATGTGACGGACTACTGCACAGTCGGCACACAGAAATTTTCCCTCACCATCACCGACGAGGGCGGATCCGTCAACATGAAATCCTGGACCGTCCAGATTGCGGATGTCCGCATCGAGTCCGGATTTAACGACAGGTACACATATCCCGTCGGCTCATCCGTCAATTTTACTTACACTCCCTACGGCTCCGTCCCCAAGACGGTCCACTTTAAGTTCGACGGAGTGGAGCAGACACCTGTCACCACGACTGCATCCGGAACACTGCAGTCCTACACCATCCCTGCCCAGGCTCATGGAGCTCACCTGCTCGAGTGCTGGATCACGGCTACGATCAACAACCGCACGATCGAGACGGACCATATCTTCAGAGACATCATCTGGTTCGATGAAAACTCGACGGTTCCGGTCATCGGCTGCGTTTATCGCTACGACCATTACGGCGACGTTGAAGCGAAGCAGTACAGCACGACCGTGCTCCCTTATGTAGTCTATGATCCCCGCACATCATCCCCGAGCGTGTCGCTGAGCATCGACGGAGTCCTCCACAACACCCTCCGCCTGACAAGCCCTTCCAACACCTGGGCGTACAAGTCAGAGACTGCGGATCCGCATGTGCTGACCATCACATGCGGCGAAACAAGCGTGGAGATCCACATGGACATCCAGGAGCTGGGATACGATATCGAGCCTGTCACCGCAAACCTGGAATTTGATTTCAACCCCGTCGGCCGCTCCAACACAGGAGCCAACCGCATGTGGGAAGATGAAAATCATCCCGCGGTAAAACTCAGCGTCTCCGAAAACTTTGACTGGGACAACGGTGGCTACCAGTTGGATGCGGACGGGAATCAGTATTTCTGCGTAAAAGCAGGAACCCGTGCGCAGATCAGCTACAACCTCTTTGGCTCGGATCCCAAGCAGGCAGGCGCGGAATTCAAGGTTATTTTTAAAACGACCAATGTCCGCGACAACACGACCACATTCCTGTCCTGCATCCCCGAGGACGAGACACCTGTCGGCCTCCGCATGGATGCCCACCAGGCGCTCATTTATACCTCGACTGACAGCCTCTTTATGCCGTACAGCGAGGATGACGTCATCGAATTTGAGTACAACATCAACACACTCGACACCGAGGAATCGAGCGCGACATCATACATCATGACATACGAGGATGGCGTGGCAGCCCGTCCGCTGATCTACAACGACACGCACCGGCTCTATCAGTATCAGCCCGTGCCGATCACGATCGGCTCCGACGACTGTGATGTCCACATCTACAGGATGAAAGCATATTCGTCCGCGCTGTCGGACACCAACGTCCTCGCCAACTTCGTCGCGGACGCGCTCGACTCCGAAGCTATGGTGGCCAGATATGAGCGCAACCAGATCTACGACGAAAACAACGACCTGACGCCGGAATCCGTCGCAATGGCCTGCCCGGACCTCAAGGTCCTCAAGATCGAGGCTCCACACTTTACCAACGACAAAAAGGACTACGTCAAGTACACCAATGTCGAGTGCATCCACAAAAACGGCGACCCGATCCTGGACAACTGGAAGTACGTCAACGGCTACCATGCCGGCCAGGGCACGACATCCAACGAATACGGCTTCGCCGGACGTAACATTGACATCATCTTCGGCTTTGACGGCCAGCATCAGGTAGTGAGCAAGATCCCACTTGACCCGGAATACATCACAGAGCTGACGCTCGGCGATGGAACATCCATCAAGGACGGCTCCGGAAAGGTAGGCCTCAAGCGCACATCCGTCCCCAATAACTGGTTCAACATCAAAGTCAACATCGCGTCTTCGGAGAACGCCAACAACGCCTTGCTCCAGAAGCGCTACAACGATTACCTGCCCTACAAGACTCCGGGCATGCGCAGGAACGCCAAGATCAAAAACTCCATGGAGTTCGTCAACTGCGTGATCTTCATCAAAGAATCGGATCCGGATGTCTCCACACACAGGGAATTCCAGGATACAGGATGGCACTTCTACGGCATCGGCAACCTCGGAGACTCCAAGAAGACAGACAACACCCGCGTAAATGATCCTACGGACCTCGCGGAATTCGTCGTGGAAGTATCGGACAACACACTGCCCAACTCCATCTTCCCGACCGGTGTCTACCTGGACGCCAATGACAATATTACCTACGACCCGGCAGAGGGTGTATCGATGGTTTATCCCATCACGCAGGCCCAGTGGGAAAACCCTGCGAACCTCAAGAGAAAATCTCTCTATGACGAGTGGGATGAGACATTCGAATTCCGCTATGACATGGGCACAAAGGACGGCGAGACCATCTCGAGCGACGAGATCGAGGCGCAGCAGGAGGCATCGAAGCAGGTATGGCGGGATATGTACGAATTCGTCGTTACCTCTTCGGATTCTGACTTTGTCGCGCACTTCGGCGACTGGTTCATCACCGAGTCACCGCTGTACTGGTACCTCTTTACAGAGCGCTACACCATGATCGATAACCGCGCCAAGAACTCCTTCTGGCACTGGGGAAAGACCTACATCACCAGCGCAGAGGCCACGGAGATGGGAGACGACGCGCAGTACTACACTATCGACAATGCAAAGGCGGCCATCAACAACGGCTACCGCTTTGACCTGTGGGACTACGACAACGACACGGCTTTGGGTATCAATAACTCCGGCGAGCTCAAGATGACCTACGGCCATGAAGACATCGACTATAAGACCGACGGCGTACCGTCTTCCGGCTTTATCTACAACGCGGCCGAGAGTGTTTTCTGGAGACGCATCCGGAAGTTGATGCACAGCCAGCTGCAGTCCATGTATCTGAGCCGTGAGAGTGCGAACTGCTGGTCCGCTGAATCACTGATCAATCAGTGGGATGCATGGCAGGAACAGTTCCCTGAGGAACTGTGGCGCCTGGACATCGAAAGAAAGTACCTCCGCACCTATCAGGCCGGAACGGTCCGCTTTTTGAAAGAGATGATGAACGGCCGCAAGCGCTACCAGCGCCGGCAGTTCGAGCGCGACCAGGAGGCCTACATCGGCACAAAGTACATCGGCACCAATGTCACGGCAGACCAGATCATGTTCCGCTGTAACACTCCTCAGTCCGGTGTCGTAGTACAGCCGGATTACACGCTGCGGATCATCCCTTACTCAGACATGTACCTCACTGTCAGATACGGCAACAGCCCGAACCCGCAGCAGATCCGCGCGAAAGCAGGACAGGAATACGAGATCACGACCACACTCACCGAGATGGACGACACCGCGATCCTGATCTACTGCGCATCGCGCATCCAGGCCCTCAACGACCTGTCCGCGTGCTACATCCACGACAACGATTTCTCCAAGGCTTCCAAACTGAAGACGCTGATCATCGGCAGCACGGTCGAGGGCTACCAGAACACCTTCCTGGAAAACCTCAACATGGGCAACAATGTTCTGCTCGAGACCCTGGACGTGAGAAACTGCCCGAACCTCTCGGGCTCCATCAACCTGTCGGCATGCATCAACCTCGAAAACCTCTACGCAGAGGGGACAGCTATCTCCTCCGCAACATTCGCGAGGAACGGCAAAGTAAAGAAGGCGCACTTCCCGGCAACGGTGAGCACGCTGTCCTTCTTGAACCTTAACTACCTCACAGACCTGATCGTTCCCAGCTATGACAACCTGGAGACACTGATCTGCGAGTACTCCAACATTGACGTGCTCGCCATCCTGCAGGAGGCCATCGATACGCTGCAGACAGTCAGGATCTTCGGCATTGACTGGCAGCTGGCAGACACAACGCTCCTCAACGCCATCCTGGCAATGAACAGTTCCAATTTGAGCGGTGATGCATACATCTCCGGATCGATCCGCAATCAGGAACTGGCCAACTATGCGGACGCATGGCCGGACCTGACAGTTGACTATGACGAGAACAACCTGATCACCCAGTTCAAGGTCACATACGTCAACGCGGACGATGACCATACTGTCCTCTACACGACCTACGTCGACCAGGGCGAAACTCCTCCGGATCCTTACGCACTCGGCCTCATCCAGAAGCCGACACTCGAGAGCACCGAGGAATATGACTATTCCTTCGGCGAGACATCCGAAGGAGAGTACATCTCCGGATCCGGATGGGACGATGTAACATCCCGCATCATCGCAAACAAGACCATCACTGCTGTGTACACAAGGACCACAAGGACATACACAGTGACATTCTGGGCCCGCGTCGGTGTCCTGAGCGAACGCTTTACCGGCATCGCCTACGGCTCGGAAGTCGTCCCGACCAAGAGACCCACATGGACGGATGGCGAGGCATCGAATATCTACCATGTATTCAAGGGATGGGACAAAAACACCGGATTTATCCGCAGCAACATGGATGTATACGCGGTCTGGGAAACCGCATCGACATTCCCGGCGATCGGCACCGACATGAACGACATGACGGTCGCGGAGATCTACGGAATCGCCCAGGCCGGCCTCCAGGATACCTTCTGGGAAGACGGTGACTACAAGGAAATCACACTCGGCCATGATTTCGATTTCTCAAATGTTGAATCGATCGAGATCGGCAAAGACGTCCTCCTCACCGGCATCACAAGGGATACATATGTCTCCGGAGGATATTATTTCGACGGCGAGCACGCCTTCACAACGGAGATCAAACTCTTCGACGAGGATGCTCCGGCCTTCACGATGGCCATCGATTACCAGCTCAACTCGGATGCATCCGGAGCAACACTGATATCAACGAATGAGGGCAGTACGGCAGAGGGCTTCCGCTTTTACTACAACGGCAACGTTCCAACGATCCAGTGGGGCGACCAGTCCGTAGCAGTGGGCTATAGGAAATACCGTGAAATGGTAGTCCTCAGACACCCCAAAGGGAGTAATTACCTCTACGTATACTCTGCCGGCAACAATGCGACTGACAGATTTGCAGAGGAAGTCACAAAGACGACTCTCCTCAGGTCCAACAGCACACTGACAGACGAGCCTGTCACATTCGGCGCACGCCGGTATTCTTCCGGACTCCGCGACTACGGAAAAGGAACGCTGCACTGGTGCAAGATCTGGCTCGACGACCTCGGAGACGACAACGCGAGGAAACTTGCGGCATGGCCGAGGGAAAAAGCGCCATTTGAATATTGGGGCTCCGGAAAGTACTACATCGAAGATTCCAACGTTCCCTGCGGAGCAAGCTTCCTGTGCAACATGCAGTTGGGCGGCATTAAGGGCAGAGGGCTCAGACAGCACTCGACAAATACAAACGCCGGAGGATGGCACGAATCCGACGCCAGGACCTTCCTGAACGGAAGGATGTTCGACGCCTTCCCGACGGCCTGGCAGTCAATTATCGAGACCGTGGAGATCAACGCGACAGCAGGAAATCAGTCGACGGAGATCATCACAGACTACGACAAGATCTATTTCCAGAGTTACCGCGAGATGGGCGCATCGACGACACAGGCGGGATACATCGAGGAAGTCGGCCTCTCGACAGACCCGATCTCCTGGTTTACCAACGACCGCCAGAGGATCAAATTCCGCGGCGTAGCGAGAAAGTACACGGGAGAGGCGACGATCTACGAGTCCACAACAGACCCTGCAGCGCTGTACCAGACGGACATCGCTCCGGGAGCGATCTGGCTGAAGACAAACAACAGCAACAGAGGATACATCTTTGTTCCGCAGTCTGTTCTCGACCAGTACGGTATCACACCCGATGTGGCAGCGGATTCAACATACGCACAGGGCGGATGGATCGCTGCAGACTACTGGTGGCTGCGGTCGCCGTACCTGAGCTACTCCACGAGCTTCATGAGTGTGGGCACGTCCGGCTACCTGCTCTACGGCTACGCGAGCAATACCTTTGGCGTCGTCCCCGGCTTCTCCATCGGAAAAATGACAACGTAAACACAGCCACAAACCAAACTATCGGGTACATCGGGCGGCGTAAGACCGCCCGAACCCGGAGTAACTGAAAATGAGCGTATTAGCAAGCAAGAGGGAGACATCGAAATACGAGTATGCATGGCATTTCGTGAAACTTTACGAGTACACGGAAGAAAAACTGTCGAAGATGGCGAAAAGAAAATACAGATGGCTTGGCGAGCCGGTTGTGTTGAGGATGAACAGGATCAGAGACGAGATCATGCAGCTGTATGACGAATATTATGATCCGGGGATAAGCAAATGCGAACAATGCGAGAGAATCATCCGGCATCTCCTGGATCTGCAGAAACCGCTCCTGGCACTTTGGAACATCGACCGATACAAAGAAAAGAGGATGATCAAATGGGCATCACTCATCGACAGGGAGATAAACCTTCTGGCCGATATGGCCGGAATGGGAAAATGTGGCCAGTACATGTTTATTTTGGATTATGCAGCAATAAACCGGATGGACTGCATGAGAAATATGTCCATCCTCCATAAAATGATCTACGCAAAAACGATATCGCTTCCATCCAGAACACGGGAGACAAAAGGCTCATACCTGCAGAAACTGGCAGACGAGGCGCTGTTCAGGATATTCAGGGCCAACAGAACTATTCCGAAAAACGGAAGGGAATATGAACAGAGGAGAGCGGACCTGTCTCGAGCGATGAACTGCATCAAGAGCATGGAACAGCCCATGTTTTCGATATTCAACCAGATGAACTACGCGAGCGAGACGATGGAAGAGATAGCGAAACTGATTACAGAGCAGGAAAAACTCCTGGCAGGCCTGATGAAATCAGACAGGACCAGATTTTCCGGATTGAAATAGAGGCTGGATTCTGCAATGACGTCGTTTAGCGCGCGCTGCGGTCGCCGAACCTGAGCAACTCCACGAACTTCATGAATGTGAACACGAACGGCAACCTGAACAACAACAACGCGAGCAATACCAATGGCGTCGTCCCCGGATTCTTCCCTGTGGCAGTAACCCTAAGAGGGCGAAAACATTTGATCAGGCGGAGAAGGAGAGTCCAACCCTTCGGCGGATGCCGATAAATATAGCGCCAGCCTGATCAAGGCGGCATGGCAAGGATGACCATCCTGATTTCGGTGTAGTGGCTATGCTGACGGCGGCATGACCTGCACAGCGGCTGCTCTGTGCGGGAACACACTAAACCGATAAACGTGAGGAGAGCAGCACATAGATTACACGTACAGGGCAACTTTTTTATGCGGAAACGTGACAGAGCATACAGAAAGATCAGAAGAGACAAAGAGAGAAAGCTACAGAAAAGTGTAGAAGAAAAGCAGAAGTACACAGTACAGAGCGTATTTGCCTATAAAAACATCATCAAGTCGGCTGTAAAGAGCACAAAGAATGTATCGTGGAAAGCCAGTGTCCAGAGATACGAGCTGAATGTCCTCTCGAAGACATATGCGGATTACAGGGTATTGAGGACCGGCGCAGTGCCGAAATGCATGTCAGGCCGGGAGATCACGATAACCGAGCGCGGGAAATCTAGGACGATCACTCCGATCCATATCAAAGACAGAGTGCTGCAGAAAACTCTCTGCGACAATGCTCTGGTACCTGTGATCACGAAGAAGCTGATCTACGACAACGGGGCAAGCCTGGAAGGCAAAGGCGTGAGATTCTCGCGAATGAGGATGCTCAAGCACATGGAGGCGGCTGTCCGCGAATATGGAACGGACTTCTACGTGCTCACATATGATATCAAAAGCTTCTTCGACAGTATTCCGCACTGGGAATGCCGGAAATCGCTCGAGCGGTATTTTGATAAAGATCTGGCCAACATTGCCATGGAGATCATAAAGAATCCGCTGAGAGCAAAGGCTGGCAAACTAAAAGACAGAGAGGAAAAGCGAAAGAGGCTTGCCGATCTGGAAATAGACAGAACATGCGGGATCTGCCTCGGGAGCCAGGAATCACAGACCATGGCGCTGATCGTGCCGAACCGGCTCGACCATTTTGTGAAGGACAGGATGAGAATAAAGCACTACATCCGATACATGGATGACGGAATCGTGCTCGCAAGGACCAAAGAGGAACTGCAGGACCTGTTTTCGAAAATGAAAAAGATCATGGCCGGACTCGGGATGCGCTTCAACGAGAAAAAGACACACATCGTGAAAGCGCGAAGAGGTTTTACTTTTCTGAAGGTGAAATACCACATATCCGAAACGGGAAAGATCATCCGGAGACTGACTGCAAAAGGCATCATCAGGATGCGCAGGAAGCTGAAGAAATTCCGGGCAAAAGTGGATGAAGGCAAATTAACACTTGATAACGTGTATGACTCCATACAGTCATGGCTTGCTCATACGAGAGTAGCGAAGTCATTCCGGACGGTGAGAAACATGCTCCGGCTGTACAGGCGGCTTTTCGATGGATACAGATTAGGTAAACACAGGGAGGACCGAAATGCTCTACAAGCTGGTCAAAGGGAAAAATATCGTTGGAGTTGCGACGGAATCTGATTTCCGGAAATTCCAGCCAAAACACAACCGGGTGCTGTTTTCCGACGTGGAAAACGGCGAATTTGTGGAATACAAAGAAAAATATTATCGGGATGACTGGCTCCGGGTACCGCCGGCAGGAGCTCCGTCCATCATTGACGCGAAGATCATCCGGATCGACAGGAACGAGTACGAGGATATCGCAGAGCAACTGGACGACGGGAACCTCCCGGAAGACAGCAGTCTGGACGAAGAAACAGAAGTGCCTGTCGACAATCCGAATCCGGAAGAAACGGAAACAGTGCAGAAGACGGCAGCCCAGATCCTCGAGGAGCAGATCAGAAATCTCGAAGAGTGGATCGGCCTGGCAGACCGGGATGCCGACATGATAGCGGATAACAATATTGTTTCAGGGAAGTATTTTATGTCAGGAAACACCCTGTACAGAGCAACAGCAAATATCGCATCGGGGGCGCGAATCACCGTGGGAGTAAATGCTGAAAAAATATCCATCTCAGATGCGCTTAACAAGATCAATGCATAAAAGAGAAGGGAATCGAGATATGTATAACTACTTTGTTGTAAGGATCACCAACCGAACTGATGGAACTTTCGGCAACAGCGTCAAGGCATACAAGGAAGAACCCGAAGCGCTCAAAGAGTTTTTCCGCCAGGCCGGCCAGGCGGTGGACACCACGCACCTCACCGATAGCGTGACGATGCTGACCAAAGAAGGTTTTGAGCTCAGGCATGAGGTCTTCCTGCATGATGCACCTGCTCCGGAAGAGGAACAGTCGAACTGAAAGAAAATTGAAGGAGGAATAGCGGATGGAGATCCGGAAGCCGAAAACAAAGCCGCCTCCCGCGAGGCAGGAGACGATTCCTGGAGAAGATCTGTCGAAACTGTCGATACAGGAAATGATACAGCTTATACACGATATTCTGCAGGAAATCGAGATTCGCGCAATGGAAAACGCAGAATGACTGACGATAAAAAGGAGACAAAAAATATGGATGTCGTGGCTTTTCTTGAGAACTTTCACTTCAGGAATGAATTCTGGGTGCTCATCCTCCCGATCATCCTCATGGCAGGCGACTTCATTTCGGGCACGATCTGCGCATGGTCGACGCAGACATTCAAGTCCCAGAAGATGCGCACGGGACTGACCAAAAAAGTCGGAGAAATCTCGATCCTGGTAATTGGGGAGCTTTTCAGCTACGGGCTCACACTTCCTCCGCATATCATGTATGGGATTTCGGCATATATCATCTACATGGAGATCATGAGCTTCTTTGAAAATATTAAAAAAATGGGAATCAAGATCCCTGCATTTCTTGACAAAGTCCTGCTCACAGTAGACGCCACACTGCAGGAAGAAGATGCAAAAGAAGCAATCAAGAAGATCAAAGAGCTCGAAAAGGAAATTGAAGAGCTGAAGAAATAAATACAGGACATGGCACGGGAGCAAAAGGACGCTCCCGTGCCATGGAGAGGAAAAAGAAATGGCAAACAGCAAATTGATATCATGCATCATCATGAGCCCGAATCACTCCGGGACGAGGTGCTACAAGTTGGAGAGAATTTCTCCGCACTGCATGGTCGGCCAGCTGACTGCGGTATCGTGCGGAAAACTCTTCAAAAAATCTTCGAGGGAAGCGTCGAGCAACTACGGCATCGGGACAAACGGAGAAATCGGCCTGTATGTCGACGAGAAAAACAGGTCCTGGTGCACATCATCCGCGGACAACGACAACCGCGCGATCACGATCGAGTGCGCCAGCGGAACATGTGCGCCGTATGCGATGAACGACAAGGTATGGAAGTCGCTGATCGCTCTCTGCACCGATATCTGCAGCCGCTACGGCAAGGATACTCTGCTCTGGCTGGGAGACAAGAACACGTCCCTGAAATACAAACCGAAGGACAACGAGCTGATCCTGACCGCACACCGCTGGTTCGCGGCCAAGTCATGCCCGGGCGACTGGCTCTACAAGCGCCTCGGGAATCTGGCCAGCGAAGTCACAAAGCGGCTCAAAGCATCGGAGGCAGTTGCGCCGGCGCAAAAGGAAGAGGAGAAACCCAACACTGTAGCGGCCTCGTTGATCAACAACGAAGAGACTGATCGCGAAAAGGCAATATGGACATTCCTCTCCGGGAAAGGACTGAATGCCTATGCAGTCGCAGGCCTCATGGGCAACCTTTACGCAGAAAGCGCACTCAGGCCCAACAACTTGCAGAACTCTTTCGAAGGAAAGCTCGGACTGTCCGACAAAGGCTATACAACAGCCGTCAATAACGGAAGCTATAAAAATTTCGTACATGACGGCGCAGGTTACGGCCTTGCGCAGTGGACATGGCACACGCGCAAGCAGAATCTGCTCAACTTCGCAAGGGCGCAGGGCAAATCAATTGACGATCTGCAGATGCAGCTGGAATTCCTCTGGCAGGAGCTGCAGGGGTACAGTAAGTCGATGGCAGCACTCAAGGCCGGCAAGTCCATCAAGTCGGTCTCCGACGTGATTCTGACAGATTTTGAAAAGCCTGCAGACCAGTCGAGCTCTGTGAAAAACCGCCGGGCGAATTTCGGAAGAGAGATCTACGACCGCCAGACATCCGGGAAGGCGCAGCCGGCAGAGGGTGCTGTAAAAGAGCCGTACGCACTCCAGTTTGGTGCATTCTCAAAACAGGAGAATGCCCGGAAGCGTGCCAAAGATCTGGAAAAGAAAAACATCTTCATCTGTGTAGAGGTCGAGAAGATTGGCAGCTTCTGGAAGGTGAGGAGCAAGAACCGCTTTGCGACTGCTGCAGAGGCATCGAAAGCCAGGGACCAGCTGAGTGCGAAGAAGATCAACTCTGTGATCGTGGAGGTGTAAAAGATGGGAATCCTTTATAAAGTCCAGTCCGGAGCATATAAGAACACGGTCAACGCGACCGTTGCCGCCGTGACCGTCCGGAAGAAGATTGAAAAATATCTGAAAAAGATCGGGAGCAAGGAAACCGTATCCGTGGCTGTTGTCTCTTCCGGAGACTGGCACAAAGTCCAGGAAGGTGCCTTTGCATCAAAGGCTAATGCCGAAAAAAGAAAAAAGCTCCTGAGAGATGCAGGGATCTATGCGGTTGTCATCGAGACAAAAACGCAGGATACTCCCGAACCCGCTCCGAAGCCCGCGGAGCCGAAGAAGCAGCACAGGATCCGGATTGCAGCCCTGGCGTTTTTTGATACCGGAAGCGAGTCCAAACAGTTCGGTGACTGTACAGCCATCATCGAGTACGGCGACGATGACAAGACTGTCGAGCACGCGGTGCTGATTGATACAGGAAAAGCGCTGTCATCCGCCAACATCATCAAAAAACTGAAGGCACTGGGAGTTAAAAAGCTCGATGCGATTATCATCAGCCATGCCCATGGCGACCACTATGGCGGCGTGACGAATATCATGAAGGCGTTCCCGACGGCTGAAATTTATGTCCCTGATCCGGCCGGGCTGGACAAGTACCAGAAAGCCTACGGAAGTGCACTCCGGAGCCAGTACAAAAAAGCAAAAGGCCACTACATGAGCAAAGGAACAACATGGTCTATCGGATCCATGCTGTTCGAATGTATTTATATCTGTCCTGCAGGTTCCCTGAAGGAACATGATTCCCATCACTTCGTGAACAATCAGTCGGCAGTCCTGAGAATCAATCTGAACGGGTGGATCTATCTCACGGCAGGCGACCTCCAGAACGAGGGCAACAACCTCCTCGTGAAGGCGGTCAAGAACCTGAAGGCGCACATTTACAAATGCCAGTGGCATGGCGACGCCAATGCCTGCAACGAGACGATCTGCAAAGCAGTCCGGCCTTTGGTGGCTTTTTTAAATTATCACCACAAGGAAGGCTCCGGCAGGGGGACGACGAGAAAGCGCCTCCAGGCCGTCGGAGCTGTTGTGGCCAGAAACTGGGAGAATGGAGATATTTACATCGACTGCCTGCCCGACGTCATGAAGCTGTCATGCTCCAAGGGCAATCTGTCGAAGACATGGCGGAGGTGACGCGTGGGCAGATACAAAGTAAGCCTTACAACGAAGCTTTATCCTCCGCAGACCGGCATGATCGTCATCGAGCCGGAAGACTACACACCTGCAGAAGTGCAGGCGCTGAAAAAGTCAGGAGCGAAAGTACTCGCATATCTTTCCGTCGGATCCGCATCTGACGAAAGAAAGTATTACGGCACACTTGAGCCGTACTGCATGGAAAAGCTGGAAGACTGGCCTCATGAGAGATACCTGGATATCACGCAGGCGGTACCGCGCAAATGGCTGCAGAATCAGGCGCTCGCTTTAAAAAAGATGGGGTTCGACGGATATTGGCTGGACAACATCGATGTGTATGAGGGACACAGGACCACAGCGATGTTCAACGCCATGACATCCGTCATACAGGGGATCAAGGCTGTGGGCGGATATGTGATGCTCAACGGAGGCATCACATACCTCACCGACCTGATCATTCCTCACAAGGTGCAGCTGGGAGCCTACAAAGATTCCAAGAACGCAAAAAGAATGGAAAAGGCACTGAAGAGCAAAAACTTCGGGGCTGCGACAGTGGAGATGGACAATCTCAAGAAAGTCCAGTCCGGAGCATTTTCCAAGAAGGACGGAGCGGATCAGCTTGTAAAGAAACTGCACGCTGCAGGCTTTGGCACTGCAAAAAGAATCACCCTTTTCGACGGGAAGGCATCAGCATTTATCGACGGGGTGACGCAGGAGGAAGTGTTCTCGCTGATCACGGACTACAAAGGCACCGGAACATTCGGGAAGCAGTCCCAGGATGAATCCGAGCGCTACCAGGCACACATGCGCCGGCTGGCGAAGAATGGGATTGACTGCTATCTCCTGGAATATACAAAAAGCAACACGCTCAAGCTCCGGATCAAAGCATTTTGTGATACAATTGGAGCGACGGCCTGCATCTCTGATGATGTAGATCTGTAAGAGCATAGAGCCATCCGCATGCGGGGACTATGCAATATAAAACCCCGGAGCAATAGCTCCGGGGAACATTTTCACTCCATATCACACGAAATATCACACAAATTATCTGAGACCGGCGTAAATGCTGGGAATGTTGGCGGGTTCGAGTCCCACCGCCGGCACGATTTGCGAGACCCGCGTAAACACTGGACTTCGCGGAAAAGCCAGTATTTATGCGGGTCTCAGACGTTTAACACAGTAAACAAGTGTTTAATCAGATAAACAAATATTCAAAAAAATAGAAATCTGTATCACACGAAATATCACACGAAGCGGTCAGGCGCCGAATACTTCCCCGAAATGAGCATTCAGTTTTTCCTGTTCTGCCTTCATGACATCGGGCAGCGTATCACGGTAGACGCGCTTCATGACATTGTCGGTTTTCCAGCCGCCCATCTCCATGATGTAGGCATCCGGCACACCAAGAGCGTGCGCGATCGAGACGTAGTAATGCCGGAGATCGTGAAAACGGAACCTCGTCTCGCATCCGCATGAACGGACGGCACGCCGGAAGCGATTGGAGACCTGCTCCGGATGCAGAGGGACGACACGGCCGTGGGTGGGAACGATGATCTGAGCCATGACCTCAGGCGGAAGGACAACGGTACGGTTGCTCTCGTCGGTTTTTGGTACCGGCTTGATCACCCAGAAATTATCCTTATCCCGTACCATGGACTTGGAGATGCGGACGCGGTTGCCAGAAAAGTCTGACGGTAAGAGAGCACAGATCTCTCCGCGCCGCATGGAACCGAAGGCGGCCAGCAGGACGGCGGTCAGGAGCTCCGGCCGGTCCTGGATATGATTGAGCAGGAGTTTGATCTCATCGTCGCAGGGGGTGTGCAAGAAGGGCTTCGCACTGGACGGGATGGCAACATCGAAGGTATGCCCTCCGCAGTAGGCGACAGCACTATTAAACAGGCCTACAACATTTTTGATGTATTTATGGCTGCATTCGGGATAGAGACTGTTCACCCATCGCTGCACCTGAGTCTGTGTAAGATGAGGGATGAGCTCGGACTGGATCGGCGCGATCCGCTTCTTCAGGTAGATCTCATATCCTCGGATCGTGGAAGGAGACAGAGCCTTCTCCTTGACATCAATGTATTTGCGGACCGCATCGTAGACGGTGACATTGTCGCCGTAATCCTGCTGGGAGATCGCCCACTCCGCAGCCAGCCGCTCACATTCTTTCTTTCCTTTCCGGGAAGGATCCTTCACGGTGAAGGATTTATAATATTTCTTCCCGGCTTCGTTGTATCCGGCAAAGACCTGGCATCTCCAGGAGCCGGAGGGTAATTTTTTTGCAGTTGCCATAAAAAACCTCCTTTAGGGTGTGAAAAATTAAGCCCCAAAGGAGTAGAATATTTGCCGTAGGATCCGGCTCCTCTGGGACTGGTTTCTATATCAACCGCTCGACCTGTTGCCGCAGGCCGGGCGGTTTTTGCTGTTATTAGTCAACTGTAAGTCAACGATTAGTCAGCGCTTAGTCAACGCACACAACACGTTAAATGCGTTAATCGTGCGTTTATCTTTTGAAATCGCACGTATTTTCAAAAGAAAAGCAAAAGACACAACCAAATGAGCAAAGGCACAACTTTATATCGACTAAATCAACTTAATTAGTTGAGATAAAGTTGAAGCAAAGTTGAGATGAAGCTGAGGGAAAGTTGAATTAAAAGTTGGCCAGAAGTTAATCATATACTTGTGATACACCGTATTCAGCCTGGTCATGAGTAAAGCCTTCAAACTCTAACTGTTCAATCAATTCTTTCCGCGAGAAGCTGCTCGAATTTAAATAATCCTGGGCTTTTCCGACGGCCTGTTCTTCCCAGCTTGCTCCGCAGTTGTCTGCGGCATAAACACACTCTGAATCGGTGTATCCCTCATACTGCAGTTGCTCAATCAAGCCAGAGCGAGAGAAATGCATGGAAGATAAATACCTTTTAGCCTGCGCGAGAGCGTTTCGATCGCCCGTTGACGGTTGGAACGAGTCTGATGGAGCATCGAGGCCGGCAGAGGGGGAAAGTGAAAATAGAAGTTTCACATATTCGCCAACAGAACTCGAGTCATTGCTGATATCGTTGGAAAAAGTAATTGCGGAAACACCACCGCCGGGATTACTGAAAAGAGTTACAAGCTCAACAACCTTTATATCGCCAATGGACCCGCCTATCGTAAAGTTTAATCCAGTATTCGAGCCATAAGTCTCACGGTGCATATCTTCTGAACGCAGCACCACATCAAACCGCTCGCCGTATCCATCAACAAAGTCTTTAGTGGAACCGCTATAAGAGAAAAGGGCATCGAGATTATCATAATCGTTGATTACATCATAAGTAATGCATGGGTAACTGCCGTCTTCGACCAGATATAAAATACCGCCATCGTCAACCCAGTCAGCTGGAATACGCGCATCAAATCCACCGATAACAATATTCTTGTATCCGTCAACAACATCTTCGGATTCTACAATAGCTTCTTGTTTTTCTACTGATTGAGCCTCGGATACAGTGCCTGATGTGGATCCGCATCCAATAATCAACGTAGCGCAGCACATGATAGCGAGCAGTCTTTTCATAACGTACCTCCGTCAATATTTTTGTCTATTTTCAATGACCTTTCCGATAATTACAACAGGGAGCCTTTCTATCTCCTCGTTAGAAAAGCAGATCGGAGGATAGGCAGGATTGAAGCTGATCAGGCTTATTCCGTTTTCGTGCTTCGCGAGGCGCTTGCAGGTAGCAGTATCGCCATTTACTTGGGCGATGACGATATCTCCGCTTTCTGCATCGGGCTGCTGGCGAACAATGACGACGTCGCCTTCGCAAATACGCGGAAGCATGGAGTCTCCCCTGATCCTCAGTCCGAAGAATTCACCTGTACGTGCTAAAGCCTCGGGAATCTCCTCATAATCGAGAATTTCCTGGATTGCATCGATGGGAATGCCAGCGGCCACCCTTCCGACGACAGGAATCCGTACAGCCTTGGTATTGAAAAATATTTTTCTGCGGTCGTGGGGCTCCATGATATCGGAACGCTTCACATTGAAATAGGCGCATAGCATATCTATTTTGGGCATTTTAGGAGTTCTGGTCCCGTTCATCCATGCAGAAATAGTTGCCTTGCTCAAATGAAGGTCTTTGGCTATTTCGACCTGTGATTTTCCTCTCTCATATGCAATTCTTTTCAGATTCGAGGCAATTACTGCCGAGTATTCTTTTTCAGTCATTTTAAAGTCCTCCGTTATTCTACAAAAATGATACACAAAAACATTTAAAAAGTCTACAATTTGTGTTGACAGTCTACAAAACGTAAATTATACTAATGCATGTAGTTGCAAATCGTTAAAGGAAATACAGAAAGGAGGTGTGCAAGTGCCTAAAATTACGATGGAAGCAGCTCGGGTAAATGCGAAATTAACACAGGACCAGATGGCTCAGAAGCTTGGAATTTCAAGGGGTTACTACAACAATATGGAAAAAGGGGCTGTAGAGATCAAACCCGCATACATCCTCGGGTTTTGCCAGATAACCGGATTCAGGGTAGATGATATTATTTTGCCCGAACGGTCTACAAAATGAAAACTTTTTTGCAAGGGAGAAGAACAATGAGGCCAATGGAGAAATTATTCGCCGGTGGCCCGAAGCGAGACAGCCTGCGGATCATCGGAACACTGGTTGGCGTATCGCCTGCGGCGATCGCAGGATACGCCAAAGACAAGGAGAAGTTGAAGTCGGCCAGAGCGCGGACTCTGGCCCTGCTGATCCAGCGCGCAAGACTCACGCCGGAAGAGACAGCGGAAGTCATCGCAGAGCTGGCCAAATAGGGAGAGAGCATTGACTTACAGAGAAGTAGTGAAAGCCGCAATCAGCGGGAAGGAGAAAAACACCAGGGCGGCCAGCTGGGTAAAGAAAGCAGGCGGCATCGAGAAAGTCACCGAAGAGATGGCTTGCCGTATCGTGAAGATCTGCAGACTGAAAGCTCCGGGCAAGAAGAAGGAGGCGTAAGGTGTTCTTCTACTATGACGAGCCGGCAGAGGGCGCATCAGACTTGACGATCTGTTCTGGCTTGAATGAGAAGAAGACTTCAATGCAGGGTGAATACACAATTGCGGAGCTCAGGCAGGTTGGACCATTAGAATTCAGAGCTGTTCCAACAGGAAACTACATCCTTACCAGAAACGGGAAGAGAAAGCGGGAGACCGTTGGAAAAGAATTTATAAACACTCAGGTGGGGAAATTTGAACTCCGGGAATGGTACAGCTACATGGAGGAAGCTGTCCGCCGTGAAGGGGCGGAATGGCTGCTGAACGCAATTATTGAACACGTCAGCGCACATTGCTTCTGGTTCCACTCCAAAAAGGAGATACGGAACTATGCACTGGGGTGCTTGTCGAGCGGCGCATACCATAGCTGGAAGCTGTGAGGAGGCAAAGACGCCGGAGCAAACCAACGGTAAAGGCGAGGCAAAATGTTCTTTTATTACGAAGAGGAAAAGCCGAAGGTCGGAAGAATCGACCACAAGAAAGAGATCATCAAGATTATCAGCAGCATGTCCGGCAGCCGATCAGAGTATGAGATCTTCTCGGACTGGATCCGGTGCATGGCCATCGCGATCGAAAACAGCACACATGTATTCCGCAACGAGATATGGCAGGAAAGAGAAAAGCTGTATAAGGACACGATGAACAGGTACACCCTGGAGGAACGGCAGAAGTTCCCTGAGATGCTGGCACACCTGACCATGGCTTTCGAAGAGGGTCCGGACGATATCATCGGAAAGGTCTACATGGAATCCGGCATGGGTTCCAGAGTTACGGGGCAGTTTTTTACACCTTTTAATATCTCGGAAATGGTGGCTCGCTTGTCGCTTGAAACGAGCATCGAGCAGTACGAAAAAGGCGAACTGGAAAAGATCACGGTCCTGGAGCCGTCCTGCGGAGCGGGTGGGATGATCATCGCGGCCGCAAGAGTTTTGCAGCAGAGAGGCATCAACTACCAGCAGGCCATGGACGTAGTCGCGCAGGATCTCGATTGGAAAGGCGTGTACATGTGTTATGTGCAGCTCTCGCTCCTCGGAATCAGTGCAATCTGCGTCCAGGGAGACACACTCTCTGATCCGTATGTTCCCGGGAAAACGGAGCAGTCACACATCCTGCAGACGCCGAAGAAAGCGGGGATGCTCATATGAGTAAGTTTGAGGACGAGCTGATCATTGCTCTGATGCCCTACATAAAAAGCGAGAGCATGCAGGCGGTAAAGATGCAGATTCAGATGGTGACGCACAACTACGACATCAAAAAAGCGGAAATGGAGCTCACTGTATACGAGGGAGATATCAACGAGGCGATGATCAAGCGCTTCGCAATGGCAAAGATCGCTGCCGGCCTGTCACAGAGGACGATCAAATACTACGTGCTCACGACGAAGAAATTCTTCGAAGAAATGAAAAAGCCGTACAGCCAGATTACACCGGATGATATCAGGTACTACCTCGCGATCAAAGTCCAGAGAGACGGATGCACGAATGTGACGGCAAACAATGAAAGACGATGCATATCTGCTTTTTATGGATGGCTGCAGAAGGAGGAAATCCTTTTGAAGAATCCAATGAACAAAGTAGACCCGATCAAGACGGAGAAGGTGAAGAAAAAAGCATACGACCTCATGGACCTGGAGAAGATCCGCCTCGGGTGCAGAGGGAATAGAGAGAAAGCCATTGTGGAGACACTTGCATCGACATGGTGCAGAGTATCGGAACTGGTAGGCATAAGGATCGATGCAATCGAAGGGAACAAGATACTCGTAAAGGGCAAAGGTGCGAAGGAGCGGTATTGCTTCTTGAATGCCAGGGCGAAGCTGGCCATACAGGTATATCTCGCAGAGAGGAAGGATACAAACCCGTACCTTTTCCCGAAGGCAAGATACACCGTGAACGCAGCGGAAAAGTACACAAAAGGAAAACACAGAGGGGAAGCCTGGAACTGGTACATGGATCCGGAGATGGTAGACGAGAAAGACGCGTCAGATAAAGGGACTGTCGAATCGATCATCAGAAAAATCGGAAAGAGAGCGGGAGTTACAAACTGCCACCCTCACAGATTCAGGCGGACCGGAGCGACGCTCGCTCTTAGGTCTGGAATGCCGATCCAGACAGTGTCGAAGCTCCTCGGCCATAACTCAATTGAAACCACACAGATATATCTGGATGTATCAGACGACGAACTCGGCGCAGCACACGCCAAATATGTAATTTGATTTTTGCGCCGGCGCAAAAGAAAAGAAAAGGAGAAGTAAAAAGATGGAAAAGACCACAGGAACAGCAAAGGTAACAATGGAAGCCTTCGGAGAGAAATTCGAGCAGACCGGCGCCGCAGTGATCGCATTCGTCATCAAACCAGAAGAGCGGGAAGAAGCGACCATGACGATGGCAGTGGGGGGGTCAAGCATTAGAGACATCATTACGGCGGCTGCGAATGGAGTACCGAGTTTGCTCAAGCAGATGTGCAGAGACAACTACGATGCATACAGAGCGGGAGAACTTTTTATAAAAATGTTCCAGGAATACATGCGCGATGACAATCCGGCCAGGACGCAGGTCCAGCGCTCTGAAATCGTGGAGGCTAAAGAAACCCGGGAGGAGACCTGATGTACATATACGGGAAGCATCCGAACGAAGGAAATGCGGAAGCGTCACAGGAAGAGGTAGAAAAGGCACTCGGGATCGAGCTGTATCCTTGGCAGATTTCCTACATCAACAGGGAAACGTGGAGGCGGGCGGGATTCAGCACAGCGAAGTGCCTCAGGAGGCTTCTGGTGGATGACGGGATGCCGAGGGAGCTGACGAGAATCATCTACGTATCAGCGGACGCGAAAGAGAGATTTGAACAGAGAATGCTGATCGAAATCATGCAGAAGCTGAAAACGGCAGGTGTTGAATACAACACATTTGCCTTGCGGAAAAGACACATGCACACGGGAGAAAGGGGAACGGAGGTGAGATGGCCATGAAGAGACTTGTAAAGGTGATCACAATAATCGCATTTATGCTCCTCATCATCGGCGGATCCGCGCTCGACAGCCGGAACATCCTCGTTCCAATAGCAATGATCGTTCCGGCGCTCGTGTGGTTTGGGCTCCTGGCATGGGCCAACAGGTAGAGGGAAGGGAGAAGTAATGATCAGGATAGAAGACGAGCAGTTCAAACCGCTCCGGGAGAACATCAATTTCATGCTCGACAAGACCATCAGGGACATGATGGACACAGGAGAGCTCAAAGAGACAGTGACGGCAAAGATCGGAATCACAATTACACGGCAGTCTGTGCAGGTGACGCCGACAACGACAAGGATGGCCTATGTGCCGGAATTCAAATTCAAGGTAACCATGGCAAAGCAGATTCGCCAGGAAGTGGAAGGAGAAGTATACGAGGACCAGATGGAGATCATTGCAGACGCCTACGGCAATCTGGAATACAAACAGATGCCGGGTGCAAGACAGATGTCTCTGTTTGATAAGCAGTAAGCAGATGGGAGGAGAACAATGTTTGATAAGTTCGGAGAATTTGATTCTGCAGAAGAAATGAATGAACTTGCGCAGAACCTCTTTAACGAGGGGGACATCGAGAGTATTAAAACACTCGCTGCCGAGAACGGCCTCGAAGGCTGGACGGTAGACAATTACATCGAAGGATATGAGCCGGTATTTGTGGACGCGGCGGAAGCTGCGATCGGAAAGATTGAGATCGAGCAGAAGGATCTGAAGCCCAAGGACATCATGGTCGACTGGTGCGAATACATCAAGACATCATCCATGGAAGACGAAGAGATGGCCAGGGCTGTACGTCGGAAAGGCAAGAGCCTTAAAGCCTGCATCGGTGAAATCTTGAAATGGGCCTTTGCACATCAGCAGCCCGTAGACAAAGACATCATCAAAGCTGCAGGAGTAAGCGCAGGAAAGATAACGATCGGCATGCCTGGGCGGGCAGAGGCAAAGAAGATCATCCGTGAGTACTACCTGGGGGCCGGAAAATGAAAAAGAAGGACTTGCTGAACATCACGCTCCCGGATGTTCCGGAAGAACTGGTGCGCGAAGCATTAAATGATCGATGCATAAGGAGGGGATTCGGAGTCTACGGTACAACGTACGAAGTAAATAGCTATGGGACACAGCTGTACTTCGGCGCCTGCATGGAGGGAGGGATCCTCATCATACAGATGTGGGCACGCCTGGACCTGACAAAAGGGAGCTACGAACCCATATCCGTGACATATATCGACGAGGGCGCCGAAAAATGGATAACCAGAAAAGAAAACAGATGGTCCGAGGCGCTACTGGAAAATGTCGTTCAGGAATACCGCCATCAGCCAAAGACATACTGGGCGGCAAGAAATGTATCAACAAAAGAAGAAACAGCGCTCTGCAACGAACTGCTCGGGACAGAGGAAGACAGTGTTGAAGATGCGGTCAGTGTATGGCAGGCGAGAGTCAGGGCAAGGGAGAACCTAAAAAGAGCCGAGAGAAGAAAAGAAGACTGGGACAGGATGATGGGCCTGATACCCGAAAAACCTGCGGATTTCACACAATGAGCAGAGGGTGAGGGCACGATCGACGACAACTTCCTGCTTTTCAAGAGACAAGGGAAGACATCGGAAGTGTACTGCACATACTGCGGCGCCACTTACGAGACAACGGAAAAGATGCTCCACAACGCGGGGAGAAAAACACACTGGGGCTACGAGAGGAAACACAGAGGGTTCTGCAGGGAATGCCGAAATTTCTTCGACACGAAATCATGGCGCAAGCAGGACGAACTGAGAACATCGAGCTGGGTGGTGCTTCCGCAGGTATCAGGGGAATACATCTCCATGAGGTCTTTCGAAGTGGTGAAAAAATTCAGCAAAAAAGCTGAGTTCGGCGAAGAAGAGAAATGGGAGGAAAAAACAGCTATCCGGGAAGACTCCAGGATATTCGCCGATCCGCAATCATTCGAGTCTGTTGACAGCTTCAGGTGGGAAATCGCTTATTCGATTAGCAAAACAGAAGCGTGCTGGAGGAGAGTAAGAGGACTCGATTACAGCCGGAGCAGATATCCGTACCAGATCCAATTCGGGAATATGTACATGCGGAATGCAGAGGAGATCTGCAGGGCGGCAGGGATGCAGAAGTTCCTGTATGAAAAATGCCAGGGGAGCCAGCACGACAGCCCGCAGAGAATGCTGATCGAGATCGCGAAAAAGAAATATCTCGAATATCTCTATAAAGCAGGCCTGAACAGAGTAGCGGAAGCAGCCATATCAAAGAGCTGGATGAAGTGCATGAAGCTGAAGGAAGACGCACGCAACCTCAAGGAGCTACTGGGGATTGATGGACAGATGCTCCGGACCATGAAGGATATTGACGGCCACTACGAAATGATAGAAACGCTGAGAGAAATAGCAAGGCGGAAAGAGAAAGTGGACATCGAAACGCTCCGGGCCATGAACGAGAGCGAAGTATTCATTGGCCATCTCCTGACAGAAAAGACCGGGATGACGGTACAGAGGACAATGAACTACCTGAAAAAACAGGCTGCAAAAGAAAACAAAAGCCTGCCCGGGATCCTGGCGGAATACAGGGATTATCTCAGCGTTGCGGAACGGCTGGGATATGACACAAAGGACGAGATTATCTGCAGGACACCGGACCTGAAGCGTATGCACGACAGATATTCAGAACACTATAACCAGCACAAGGACCAGATCGAGGAACGCAACGCGGATAAGAAATATGCAGGCATAAAAGAAGGCTCTGAAAAGAACACAAAACATTTTCATTACGAAAAAGAAGGCCTGCTGATATTGGTACCGGGAAGTGCATCAGACATCATCCGGGAAGGAAGGGAACAGCACCATTGTGTAGGGGCATCGAACCTCTATATGGAACGCATGCAGAAGGGAGAAAGCTACATCCTATTCCTCCGGAAGAAGGAAGAACCGGAAAAGCCATACTACACGCTTGAAGTCACATGGGACGGCCATGTGAGGCAAAGCTACGGAGCCTTCGACCGCAAGCCGGATCAGGAGAAGATAGACGGCTGGCTGAGATATTTCTCCAGGGCGGTAAAGAAGCGAAAAGAGAAAGAGGAAGCAGAGCAGCGCGTACTGGTAGCGGCTGTATAAGGAGAAGCCAATGGATTATGTACAGATGACACTGGACGACTGGATGTCGCTCAAGAAAGAGATCAAGGAAGAATTTATAAAGGCGTCCGCCAGCTTCGTCCGGATCGGATACCTGCTCCGGAAAGCAGAGGACAGCGAAGGCTACAAGAATGACGGATACGACAGCCTCGCCGAATGGGCGCGTGATGAGCTCGGTTTGACGGCCACATACGTCTCCCGCTTCAAGGCCATCAACGCCAAATACAGCGCCGATGGATATTCAGACCACCTGCTGCCGGAATTCGTGGGATATGGTTCCGCAAAGCTGGGCGAGATGCTCGCTCTTCCGGACGAAGACATGGAGATGTTGACTCCGGAGATGAAACGCAGCGACATCCGCGCACTGAAGGAATTCAACCGCCAGGAGCCGGAAGCTCCGGACGCGGAATCGTGGATCCTGGAGATGATGGAGATCATCCCGGCGGAAGTAAAGAAAGACCTCGCAAAGGAATGCCTGCAGGGGGCACTGGATGGAAAGAAATGCTCGGACATCCTCAACCCTTCAGGGAATTCCATGAAGCGCACACGCGCAGCCATGGTGGCGATGACGGACGAAGGGCTGTTCGTGAAGACCTTCGGCCCGGAGGGAGGCCGCAGGAAGATATCATGGCAGGATTTCGCGCAGATGCTTTGTGAGCGGTACGAGAAATGGAAACCGCAGGAAACCATAGCGAAGCCCGCAGAAGTTCCGCAGGCAAAGGAACCCAAAACAGGAATTCCGCCGAGCGCGGTGCAGGAAATGTCAGAGGATGATGTCAGGACCAACGAGGAGGCTGTGGAGGCCATGGCCATTCTGGGAGAGGAACATGTGGAGGCTGTTGCTTCAATGGGGACAGCTGAGGCCAGAGAGGAGACGGACGCAGATGTCAGCAGGACCGATGAATCCATTGACCATGGAGCGACTGAAGGAGTTGATGAGGCTCTTCGAGCCGATCCGGAAGGAACAGAAGATCAGCCCATCGAAGATCAGGAGGACAGCGTATATCCTGAAGGAGATGCGGACGGACAGGGAGAAGTACCTGAGGATAAACCGGGCGGAGCGCCGGAAGCGGATGCGGCAGAGGGCACTGATCCGGAAGACGATGAGGAAGAGCAGCCGACAGAGGATGCCGGGGAAGAATCTGCAGACATCATGCCTGCTCCGGAAGAGCCAGTTGCGCCGGCGCAAAAACCTGAAGAATCCAAAACATATCAGGATGCGAAAGCCATGATGGACGGCATCAATGCTGCATTTGTAAGGAAAGATTGGGACAGGATGCTCGGCCTCCTGGAGGGGCTGGAGCCGGCAATCAGGAAGCTGAGAAGGGAGAAATGGCAGGAATCATGAAGAGAACGGAAGAAATCTACAAGGCACTGGAGAAAACGATGGAATTCGTCGTGGAAGCAGGAAAGGCGTGCATCGGCGTGAATGCTGACGCAGAAGCAGTGAGGGACCTGGCGGACTCGAGAGATGAAGTCTGCTCGAGTAATGGCCGATACGCCATCGATTATGCGATTAAGCAGATCTCGAGCGTGGCCGTCGAGAAAGTCAGCGACGTGGACTGCCTGATCAACAAGGCAATCGAGGCTGCAGAAGACGGCCTCGCAGAACCGGAAGCCGAAAAAGGCCACAGGCCGACGGAAGCGGAGCTCAGGGATATCCACAGGGTGGAAACCTACGAAGTGCCGCCCGAAGAGAATGAGAACCCGCAGGCAATCCTTGATAAATTGTATTTCGCAGTAAAGGAAACACGCGCGGGTGCAGATGTGACAAATATCACATTCACAAAACCGGGCGAAGCCGTGATCTACTTTTACACCGGAGCATCGAAGCGGGTGAACATCGAGTGTGATTCCGGCATCGCCATGATCGTAGATGTATGCAGAGCACTGATGTAAAGGAGGAACCATGAGCAAAAGAGCCAAAAGACACATTGCAAGCTTCCTGATCGCGCTGGCCATGGCTGCGATTCTGCTCCTGCTGATCGCATCAACTGCCGAAGCAAAGAACGTCGGAATGATTTCTCGGAATGCTGACGGAGATGTATTCCTCTCGGAAACTGGCTGGGTGCAGGTCGGGAGTGATACATACTATTCACACAAAACAAAAAGCAGGATGTACCAGGTCGGGGAGGCCTGCAGGAATACATACCGATGGCGGGGAAATAAACTGTATTACTTCGAAGATGATGGAAAGATGCTTCGAAGTAATACGAAGTACATCAAGCTGAACAAGGACCATTCGGTGCACTACATCTACATGCCGGGAACTAATCACAATGACCGGTACAATGCCCGCCTGGGAAGATACCAGAAGCGCGACCGCAAAGGCCATTGGAAGGAATATGGCATGCAGACGAACGTCTGGTGGATGTGCGACATGCAGGAGTAAGGGAAATGGAATGCAGATGCGGAAAGCGGATCTCAAGATACCTGAAAGGGACATGCATGGCATGCAGATATAATGCCATGCTGCAAAAAAAGAGTGCCGACACATGCTCCGGGCAGGAGAAAGCAAAGAAAAAGCCGAGGATCATCGTGAATGTTTCAGAGCTCCCGAAGCCGTATCTGCCGCCTACACTGCCCGTGAAGATCGGAGAAGTTGTACCGGATCACGAAGTCGCAAAGCACAACAGCTTCTTCTCGGACTTTAACTGCGAGAGCAGCGAGGAGCACAGGCGCAGGGGAAGGGCCAATAATGCATTGACCCGGCCATACACCGAAGCCGAGGACGAGATGATACTCGGTATGGATGCAGAAGGAATGACATGCACACAGATTGCGGTACGGCTCAACCGACGCCCTGCGGGCGTAAGACAAAGAATCAATAAATTGAAAAAACGGGAGAAAGAAAAGGAATGATCACAGGAAAGAGGATTAGATACTGCCAGTGGTGCGGATGCTCTTTCCTGGAGACTGCGAGCCGAAGGATTTATTGCTCGAAAAAATGCGAGAGACAAGCGAAGCACAAGAACAGAGAGAAAGAGGATGTTCCGCCTCGAGGGAGACTGCTGCAGCCGGAAGTCAGGATATGCAAAAGATGCGGAACACCGTTTGTAACCGATCACGAGGGCAGGCGATATTGCTCAGACAGGTGCAGATATGGGAACGTGCAAAAAGTGTTACAAGAGGGACAGATGTCTGGAAGCTAATGAATATGGGAAATGTACCGAATTCAAAAAAAGATCAAGCATCACGGCGGAAATCGAGCAGATTAACGCTGAAATGCGATCCGTCTCAATTACCAGAACCGACATTGCCGGAGACTCCGGTGATGACGAGGGAGAAGAAACCGAAGGAGATAGAGAATATTCTGAAGGATTACTTCTTTCATTCTGCGATGCGGTCCAGAAGGAGGCAGTGAACAATGAATGGTATCGTGTTTTTGGCGGCAGCACTATTAATGCTGTGCTTCGCGATGGCACTGGCGTACATCTCGATTATAGCCACAAAGATATATACGCTGGAGACCAAAGAGAAGAAAACGAGGACGTCAAGGGAGCATTATAAGACCTTCGACCTATCTGCGACAAAGCTGGAGAAAAGGCCGGAGCCATGACATGGACATCGAAAAGCGGATGGATCTGCGGCATGTGCTTATCATGCCGGCAAAGAGAGGCATGCCCGGGAGGGAGCGACGGCATAAGCTGCAGCAATTACATTCCTCCGGAGCCGACAAGGCCCGAATGGAAGGATATATACCGGACCGCCCTCAAGAAGACGCTCGACAGCCTCAACACAACAGTGAAGATCTATCGGATAGGACACACAAAAGCGATCCGGGATGCAATGCTGCAGATCCACGGATTCAGCGAAGAGGAAGTTAAAAGCATAGAAAGAGAGATTGAAGATGATATGCATCCAGTGCCAGGACGGCGCGATATTCTTCCCGGATGAAGAGATCGTCACGCCGAAAGCAGTTGCCAGCGGACACAGCCCTGCGATCGCATTCAAAGCAAAGAATACCGGAGGTATGCAGTTTATCAAACGCTACCCGTCCGAGGAAAAGCGGGACAAGGCTCTGCGGGACATAGAAGCAGCCATGCAGGCGGAGGATCCCGCCGACGAAAAAAGAAAAATAGAGGAAGCATTCCAGGCGAGGCTCACAGCCACCGAAAAGGAACTGGAAGAGATGCGCAGCCTGATCAAAAAAGAAACACCCAAAAAGTCAAAGAAGCAGAAGTCGAAGACTGCAAACCGGAAGAAGCCGAAAGAGCCCGAAAAGGAATTCTCTCCTCCGACAGATGAAGAGATCATCGCATACATCAAGGAACGCCAGATGGATGCGAAGCTCGGGCAGCCGGCTGAGACCATCGCGGAAGCCTTCCGTGATGTCTACGAAAAAGAGGAGGAAACCGGAGAGAAGGACGAAAACGGGTTCTCCATCCGCAGAATCGTATGGAGGAAGGCGAACGGAGACATGGTCCAGGACTGGAAAGGGTGCCTGCGCACATTCAAGGGCCGGCAGCTCATGTGGAAGGGTGAAGCCACCGTCGCGAAGGAATCCGGAAGACAGAAAGCAAAGAATAACCAGTTCTGCGAATTTGGCCAGAATCAATATACAGACGAGGAGATCGAAGATCTCGAAAATGACCTATTGAACAGCTCAGGAGTATAAAACAACATACCCATTCTGTTTAATCTCCTGTTTTATTACACAAGTACACGATGCGGCTGAGCTGTCCGCATCGACAGCGCCAGAAACTAAAGCGAACAAATTGACAACACAACAAAAGAAAGGAGGAAGCCTCCCTGTTCTTTGAGAAATCTCTGTGTTAAAAGCCAACTCCACATATTGTGCCACAGAAAAAACTAACGTTGTTTCGTAACTGTAAACAGATTCAAGGGCGGTGCGGCGCTGGCCGCCCGGAAAGGGGATGACCCGATTGAAAAATACGAAGATTGAATGGTGCGACAGCACATTTAACCCGATAACAGGCTGCCTGCACCATTGCCCTTACTGCTATGCCAGGACAATGGTCCACAGGTTCGCCGGCCAGATAGAAAACGAAAAACAGCTGTACGAGGATGACGAACCCATCTTCGACCCGGAGGGCCGAAGAGTAGCATACCCGCACAGCTTCGCACCGACCTTCCACAAGCACCGCCTCGCACAGGTCCGTCACTGGAAAGACGAAAAGCCCAGGAACATATTCGTCTGCTCCATGGCGGACATCTTCGGTGACTGGGTGCCGGAGGAATGGATCACGCAGATTGCGGATGCATTCAAAGAGGCTCCGCAGCACAATTATCTTTTCCTCACCAAAAACCCGATAAGGATGATAAACCTGATCGAGCGAGGAATCCTCGAGGAGAGAGAAAACTTCTGGTTCGGTACGACATCGACCAAGGCCGAGGATGCATTCTTTACGTCAGAAACTGCAAACGCTTTTGTCAGCGTCGAGCCCATGCACGGCCCGCTGGAAGTGATCCCGCCCAACCTCCAGGAACAGCTCAAATGGGTGATCTTCGGAGCGGAGACCGGAAACCGCAAAGATAAGATTGTCCCGGAGCCTGACTGGATCCTGGAGGCGGCCTACAATTTCGAACAGCTCGGGATCCCTGTATTTATGAAAGATTCACTCATTCCGATCATCGGCGAGGAGAACATGAAAAGGGAGTTCCCGGAAGGGCTGCGACACGGTGGAGACAAAAATGAAAGTTCAATGTGATTTCTGCAAAAAGTCCTTTGAAATCAAGACAAAGGCAACGGTCGTAGGGCGCGATCCGGAAGGATTTAATGTGATATGGGAATACTTCACATGCCCGAGATGCAAAAGGAAGTACACATTCTCTGTAAAGGACGAGGAACAGAGAAGGATGATCGCAGCCGGAAAACCGATTGAGATGTTGAAGGAAAGAGAGAAATTCCTTCGGATGATTTACAAAATTGAATAGCTTTGGAGGAGGGCAGACATTGAAAGTAAAACTTGATGAAGGAGCATTCATGCCGGAGCGTGCCCATGAATGGGATGCCGGCGCAGATCTGCGGACACCGCACGATATTTTTATCGCGGGAGAAGGATATACCGTCGTTAATACAGGAATCCATGTAGAAATCCCTTCCGGATACGTCGGCATGGTGAAAAGCAAATCAGGACTCATGTGCAAACATGGGATTGTCACCGACGGGACTGTAGACGCCGGCTACACGGGAAGCATCAGAGTCTGCCTGTATAACCGGGACGGAACGAGCATGAGCTTTAAGCGAGGCGACAAGATCGCTCAGCTGGTGATCATGCCGATTATTACACCGGAATTTGAGCAGGCGGACGAGATAGAAGGCAGCGACAGAGGTGCTGGCGGATTCGGGAGCACTGGGAGGTGACGAAAAATAGATGCGAAACATAAATGATATAAAAACGAATCCGCGCATCCACATTACGGCGGCAAGCGAAGAAGGTTTCTCTGGCGAAATAGCTTTGCCGACATGGAGAGGATCAGTTATCTGCTCAACAGGTGCAGGCTGGGAACATGTAAGCGTATCACCATATAAGCGGAGGATTACGCCGTCATGGGATGATATGTGCAAGATCAAAGACGCATTCTGAAAAGACGATGAGGCAGTTATACAGATACATCCGGCAAAGGCCGATTATGTTAACAACATGCCGAACTGCCTGCACCTGTGGCGCTGCACATACAAGGATATGGTTCTGCCTCCGTCAATTTTAGTTGGTATCAAAAAGGGACAGACGCAGAAAGAGATTGCGGAAGAAATAGTCAAAGCATACGAGATTGCAGCAGAACCGGAGAAGAAAGATGCCTGACGAAATCCGCGCACGCATTGAGGCCTGCCATACAGATGACGGCATCGACCACGGTAAACGGCACCTCGAGGACTGCCTCGACTGCACTATCGCAAAGTACGAGGATGGTTACATATACTGCCCACTCACATGGTCGGGCCGAACGTGCGAGGAGTGCATGGAGATATTTGAGAGGAGGATGGAGAAGTATGAGTGATGGAATCACATTAATGATCGGCGAGGATGGTATCGCCCGCGAATATGATGACACCTATGACATTACAATCCACTGCGAGTCTGAGGAAGATCGCGAGAAGGCAATCGAAAGGATTAATAACTCTATCCCTTGCGCTTTTATCAATGGCCTCATCGCAGACCATTCCAATGCCGGGACAAAAAGCTGTGTGCTGGGCTGGCTCAAGCGGAAATGGGAGGAAGAACAGCATGATAGCGATTAAGACAACAGCGATGAAAGAAATGCCGGGTGGCTGTGATGGATGCTTTTGGTATGGGAGCAGACCTCATCCGGCTAAAGGGTGGACGGAAATCTGCGAACTTATGTGCCACTGTATGGATGATGACCAACCTGAAGAGTGGATTTACGATGGGGACAGCAGACCGCAAGCCTGCCCGCTGATTGATTTGCCCGAAGGGAGTTGTTCGGAAATCCCGAACAGTTGAGGGAGCAGTTGAGGGAAGCCACAACTTCGACTCAACTTCGAAGCAACTTTGAAGCAACTTCGTAATATTGACATGGCGGTGCAGGCTTCCTTGCTTGTTAAATGTTCCTACTGTGTCTGCAAGAGGTTCAACCCCTTTTACGCCAAAGTGCCGGCGAGCACGGAGTCTGGTTGCGGACTGCCCGAGTGCGCATAAAGGGCATCAGAGAGGAAACAGCCGCCATGATGGAGGGATAGGATGGATAGAACAGATAGTGCCATACATGAATTGTATCGGGCAATTAAAACCAATGATATTAAGTGGAATGATTTTCCAAGTATCGGATTAAGCGAATCATACTACCTCTGGTATTACGCAGAAAACCGCCTCTATATCATCAGGGACTGCATGACGGACATGCTCTATTTTATCGAGGCGAGAAGCCCTGTAGAAGCATTTGGTCTGCTTGCCGCACGCTTGGATGAAGCCATGAGAGCCGGAGAATGGTGTAAGGAGGAATATGATGGAGATTAAAGTCGATTTAAAGCCATGCCCTTTTTGTGGGACAGAAGCAAAGATAAGGAGAGGATGTGTAAGGTTTAGAAAAGGAAAGGGGAAAAGAACAAAGCATATAGCTTATACAATCGGCTGTTCTGACCCGATGTGCATCCTTTACTGCTCCAAAACAAGTGCAAGTCTATTTTTTACGGTATCCGCCAACTCGATAGAACGGATGGCGCGTAAGTGGAATAGAAGGGCGGGAGAGGAACAGGATGGAGAATAAAGAAGCAAAGGAAAAGATTTTCTCGATGCTAATATCGTGTGAAATTTCCACATACACAGCCATGTATGCTCCGGATAGAGCGGTCGTTCCGATCAGTAATCTTTTAAGCCTTATCGCAGGACTTACAAAGTACAGGGCAAGAAAAGCCCTCAGACAGCTTATTCAGGACGGGGTCATCTGTTATACATCACAGGGATGCCCTGCGATAGTAAGTTACGGGGAATACACAGAACTGATCGCAGATGCCAGACCGCCTATCAATGGGTACTGCCTTACAAAAAAGGGATTTGAAACTGCGGAGTGGAAACAGGCATATAAACAGTGGGAAAAGTCGATGGAGGAATGGGCAAATGGAGAATAGAGAAGCAATCAATATCATCAACCAGTATGACATGAATTTTCACTGGAATGATGGAGAGCCAATTCCGGCGGAACAGCTTGCAGAAGCATTCGACCTTGCTATCTCCGCACTGGAAAAGCAGGAGCGGGATAGATGGCATTCGATAGCAAAAGAAGGAAAACCAAAAGAGAGCGGAACGTATATCTGGACATGCGATGACGGAACGCATCGGAAACTCGTGACAGTAGCAAAATACTTCAAAAGAACAGGAGAGTGCATACTAACGGGAGCAAGATCTTACTGGAAGACAAAAGCATGGAAGCCGCTACCAGAACCATATGAAGAGGAGGAAAACAATGATAATGAAGGCATTAACTGAGAATACTACTAAGGAGAATGGCACTGTAGAAGAACTTAAGAATGCTTTTACTAAGAACGCCATTACAGCAGAGCAGTTCGAGGTTATTGCAGAGAAACTTCGAACTGAAAACAGGGAGCTGCAGGCGAGAGGTGAGGAATATAAAAGAAGGATCAGAGAACTGGAGAAGAGCAACGAAGAAAGCTACCTGCGCGGCCGCATTGACGGACTCGAGTTCTCGATCCGTTGCAACGGCGTTTCTGGAGATGTAGTGAGGAAGTAATGAGCGATTGGAAACATACATGCCCTATTTGCGAATATGATTTTGAACACTGCCAGTGTACATTCGCTGGCTCCGCGCATCCAGACAGGAGTATACGCAGGAGAGCGGTACTCGATCACCTGCAATACCTTCACGACGAGCAGATTGACCATCTGAGAAAAGTGCAGACAGCATGGAATACATCAGGATATGGGGAGTACCAGAAAGAGGTTGATGACCTGAAGGAGAAATGGGAGAAAGAAACGGATGATATCACTTAATGTGGAAAGCTATTGCGATGAATGCGCAGAATTCGAGCCGGTATGTCAAAAACTTTTTGCAGACTTAAAAACCATCGCGACAATTGTGGAGTGCGAACACAGATCGTTGTGCGCAAATCTAAAAAAACATATCGAGCAGGAGAAAACAGAATGAGATTTAACGACCTTCCGGAGCGATGTAAGGACTGCCAGAATCTTAAAGTATGGGCGCTCGATATGGGCGGAAATCACGCAGTCACATGCAAAAAAGGCGTATGGAATATCAAAAACAATAAATGCGACAAGAAAGAACCTTACACGGAGGAGTAAGAGCATGACATGGGGAGATTTATACAAGCGGTTTGCCAAAGAATATCCAGGGGCAAAAGCCGTTGATTACAGACCGTTTGTAGAAGGACTTTTACCAACACGCAGATCAGGTATTATTGTCTGGCTCGAGAATGGCGATGTGCTCGTGTATATGCCGAAAGTAGCCGAGAAAAAAGAGGAATGAAAGCATGGCAAGTATAGTGGTAGAAGCCGTATCGCTTATCGGCGTATTCATCGCTTGTGGCATCGCATACGCGCTTGGATATAAACAAGGGATGGATACCATGAGCAGGATCGACAACCGCATCATCGAAGAAGCGGTTAATGAAATATATGGAAAGGAGCGAGATTATGAAAGAAATCCAGGAAAGAAAGATTGTAACCAGCATCGAAGGCATCAACAAGAGTCTTGGCAGGATTGCGACATACCTGCAGAAGATAGTGGAGATGAAAGCGGACCAGTCGCAGACGGCATTGACGGTGCTTGGAGAGCTGGAGAATCTGCAGAAGACAACGGTGACAATAATGGGAGAACGGGAGGAAAGGGAAGATGATACGGATCGAGGATGCCTGCAAAGTATGCCGGCAGATGATGATTGAATATGGCAGCTGTGAAATGGACGAGGAAATTGAAACCATGATCAAACAGGAAATGGAGCAGAAAATGTGGATCACAGGATGCTCCGGAAAAGCCAGGGAAGTCCTCGAGGATATTTACGACAGAATCACGGACATACATCCCAAAATGATTGCGGAAGCAATAAAGGAAGACGGCCTCAAGGACTGGTGCAAAAAGACACAGGTTGCCTTGAATATGCTCCTGGTTAAGCTGCCGATCAAGCACGAGGAGTGAAAGAGACTCTACATATTAAGAAGTAATAGCAGCCAGGCGCTTATGCGCCTGGACATTTTATAGCAACTTTACCCACGCGCATCCGCGCGTATTACCAGTTCATAAGCTGATTAAACTTGGAGCCACAAGGGAGAATTTAAGATGCACATCAGACGCAAGTACAGGATGAAAAATTCCATAGAGGTGTGTGAGTTTAATTCAGCTAAGGTTCCGGGAGTGAACAGGGTGAGGCGACCAAAAGAGAAGCCCACCTGTGAGCGGATCAAAAAGAACAACCAGAGACGGAAGCAGCGCGAGGCCGGAAGGATGGTCGAGCAGTACTTCAACGAAGATGACCTTGTACTGACACTGACCTTCAAGAAAGAACAGAGACCGGAGGATATGAAGGCGGCGAAGAGAATGTTCAAGGACTTTGCCAATTACCTCCGGAAAGAATACCGCAAGAGATTTTATGAACTCTTTTGGATGCGGAACATCGAGGTGGGCCCTCGAAACGGATGGCACATCCATGTCATCGTGAACAGGATCGAGGGAGCGGAGTTTATCGCCAAGGATTACTGGAGGCAGTTCGGCGGTGTGTTTGTCGAATATCTGCAGGACAAGAGAGATCAAGGCAAGGACATCGGCGAGTACATTGCCAAGTCTCCGATCACGTGCGAACGCGTGGCAGAAACGTCCTGGAGCCATTCCAGAAACATCAAGAAGGTGGAGGGAGAGGACACGATCATCTCCGGCCATGCGATGACAGACAAGCCTCGAGTGCCGAAGGGATGGTACCTGGATAAAGACTCTTGCTACGAGGGAACAAATGCAGACGGATATCCCTATCGCACATACACGATCAGGAGGATCAAGAAGCAACGCATCGACCACAAGATGCCTGTGCGCAAGATCAAGGCCATTGAGGATGCGAGAAGGAGGAAAAAGAGTGGACGAACTGACAAGGCAAATTATAGACACACTCGGGGATGAGAGCCCGAAAGCGGTATTCCGTAAGCGGTCATACATAATCATATCAGGAGAAGGAAAAGCACCGCGGCTGGAAAGATGCCATGTATTTGTGCCGACGGATGAGAAAGGAACTGAGAGGATGTCGTCAAGCATTGTCGCGAGAACAGCTGCGGATGCCGGAAGGGTGTGTGACATCCTGCAGAACCGATATGGGATGACAAGATATCCGAAAGGCAAAGCAGATCCGTCATGGATGATCGAGGCGTGGGTATGAGCGGACTGTTGTTCCCGAAGACACCGCCCAAGAAGAGACAGAGGAAGCATGCAAAGCAGAGTATCGTTCAGCCAGAGAGAGACAGACACAGATGCCTGCTCTGCATGTGGGAAGGAAACTATCGGGAGCAGACAGGACTGCAGAAACATCATGTCTTCATGGGACCCTTGCGCAGCATGAGTGAGGAAGAGGGATTCTTCACCTGGCTCTGCCCGGAGCATCACACGATCGGGGGCAAGGCCGTGCATCGGAACCATGACGCATGCCTGGAGCTGCAGCAGTACACACAGGCAAAGTATGAGCAGACACACACGCGTGAAGAGTTTATGGAGTTGACAGGCAGATCATATTTGTGAGGGAAGAGAATGACAGCCAAGGAATACCTGAAAGGATATGCAGCAACTAAAGACCAGGCGGATGCGATCGAGGAGCGCATCACACAGCTGAGAGAACTGAGGGAGAGAGTACAGGCCGTCAGGCATAACGGCATGCCGAAAGCCAGGAAGCAGACAGACCTGTCGGACGCAGAGGTATCCATCGACGAACTGATCGAGATGTACATCAGCAGGATTGCATCATACATCGGGCAGGAGGCAGACATCCTGGAACGTATCGACAGGATCAGCGAGGCGGATGAAAGGACGGTCCTCATGTTCCGATACGTCAACAACAAGGACAAGTCAGGTAAGAAGCTGACATGGGATGAGATTGCGGACAAGATACCGTGCACGAAGAGGACGGCGCAGTACATTCATGGCCGGGCGCTCAAGAACTTCCCGATGGATGACCTGTAAATGTTTGCACTCTTTTGCACGGTCGCATGTGCTAATATGATATCGGGCTCTTTCCGAAAGGCTCGCATTACTTTTCCCGTGAAGAGGACAGGCAATCGCCTGTCCTTTTTGTTTGGGCAGAAACAGGAAGGAGAGAACCATGGCAGCTACCAACTGGTACACAAGTAAACGGTGGCAGAAGAAGAGAGGGAAGATCATGCGGCGCGATGGATACATCTGCAGGTACGCATCGAGGTTCGGCAGGCGGGAGCCGGCAGAGCTGGTGCATCACATCTTCCCAAGAGAGGACTTCCCGCAGTACGAACTGTGTGACTGGAATCTCATTAGTCTGTCACATGCATCACACAACATGATGCACAACCGGGACACCGGAGCGCTGACGAAGGAAGGAATCAAACTACTGTGCCGAACGGCCAGGAAAAACAATATTCCGATTCCATCACAGTATGCCGAAGTGTCAGAAAATTGAGCGAAACGAACACTCCCCCCACCCTATTGTCTGAAAACTTGTGCGATTTCGTAA